ACTCATTTATCCATCTAATCTTGAGTTCTCTAAATCTATTTTCTTCGGTATCATACTCGACAGACTTATTAAAATCAAGTCTCTGCTTAATAATTGATAATTGAAATCCAGAGTTGGTATTAAAAATATTAGCATTTTTCCGGAAAAATGAAGTGTTCTTGAATCCGTCTCTAGAAAAGATATTTACTATATCATCAGCATAACTGTAAGAATCGTCAAAGCTTTTACTTATATTATCAATAACGCTATCCGACCAACTTCCATAATATTTTAACCATTGCTTAAGATATCCAGCATCGTATCTTTTAGAATATGTGAAATGTCTTATAAAACTTGAGGTTAGATAATCAGGGATCTTATTAGGATTACTTAAGTGTTGATCCTGAAAAAGCTCCCTCGTTATATTTATAGCAGGCAATTTCCCGGTTATATCCGAGATATTAAGTTTTCTTGATACTGTGCTAGGAATCAGTTCCTTTACAAAGTACTTCTTTACATTCTTGTTATAAAAGGATACCTTTATACTACTATTCCCCTTTACAGAAGATACCGAAACAACCTTACCCTCAATCAATTCGGAATCGTTCTGATTTCCTGAGTTAAGCGAAGAAATGTTATCTATATTAGTGTCACCTTTCAAATAATTGAAAACGTCGTTTCCGTATCGGTATTCTGTATTCCAGATCCCGTTATAAGGACTACCAAGAGGAACCACTGTATAATCTTTATCGCTCCTACTGGTTTTAGTCACAGCGATAGTATCAATATTTTTATATTTAGCAAATCCTCTAACAAGATCTCCTGGTTGAAATTCTCTCTTAGCCTCAATATTTATCAGCTTAATAACTTCATCCATTATTAGGTTTCCCCAGTCGCTATATGGACCGGTTCTTAATGAATACATCCATTGGAGATATGATCCGGTTCCGTCAAACTGATGCAATATCTTTCTGGCAATCTCGAGTGCTGCTTGTTTTCTATCCTTAGGGAATCCTGGGTATTGGGAAAAGAATTGTGAATATACAAAATCTGGTATTGTTGCTTTGTTCTCCTCAGCCCAATCTCTAAAATCTAATTCAACTTGATCAGCAGCTCCTGATATATCCACCGTGGGCGGTTCAACCTCAAGATCAGCGTATGCTGGATTTGTTTTCTTCTCCTCGAATGTTAGATCACCGCCTTCGTAGAGCATTTTAAATCCTTTCTTAAATCCCTCGTACATAATGGCATCCTGTCCCTTTACGTGGGTTTGACCATATGGAGATGCAGCTTTACCAACAGTCGCAGAAATATATTCGTTTCTAAGAAAGTCTGCCATCTCATCGTATGATCCAATAGACTGAGACGTTAATTTGCTACTAACATTAGTTATGAATGTTCCCCAATTTGCTGGCATCGTTATTTAGTTTTAGATACTTGACTTAAGTGCTGAGGATCCACCATCGGAACTATCGGAACACCCGATGGTCCAACACCGGTTGGGTGCGTGTGCTGATTATATAATTGTAGAAACTTGTTACCGAGGATAACCTTCTCAACCGCTCCCTCGCCGAGTTCTATATTTTCGGATTTTACAATGACCTTCTGCTTACCACCGCTTTTTTCCATTCGGATCTCATCATCATTCATTTTTATCTTGATTCTGAGCTTCTCCTTATCGGTTCCAGCGTTCTGGGTATCAAGTTGTATCGTAGCATCCCCCAGCTGAAAAACTAAACCATTGCTTCTGGTGTATATCATCTTAAGAAGCCCTGGTTGGGCCTCGCCATCATAAATTAAAGCATGAGTACCTTCATAAGAGTTTTCTTTTTTCAGCTCCTCCTGGAGGTCCTGTGAAAACTCCTTGATGTAATGATAATTAATCTTATAATAGTTATTTTCCTCAAAATGAACAGCAACTATGGAACCAACTCTGGGAATGGTGATGTTTCCACCACCAAAGCCTGCTCCAAAGGACATACCAGCAATCTGCTCGGCCCAGGGAAGGTCTTCGACAGGAATCTCATCAAAGAAACCAAAAACATCAATTTTAGCTCTTCCTTGATAAAGTGGATCTTTAATATCAACCACTCTACCAAGGTAGGTTTTTTCACTTGGCATAATTATTCAAATTCAGTTTTGGGTGTGTTAAACCCACCCTTACTTATGTTATATTTTGTCGGTGGTTTTAGGTTTCCTAAATCCAAAGGTTTTTCGACGACAAAGTCCCCACTGGTTGGCGGATACACCTTACCTATATCACCTCTACTAGCAGTCTCTTTAGGTGATGCATAAACTTTAGCTGGCTGTTGTTCGAATGAATTTGATGCCTCTCTAAGTTCACCTCTAGTATTAACTAATTTCTTCTCTGGATAAACTTGGTCACCCAAATTATCGACATCATTACGAGCTGGTTCATCTGGATACACCTGTGACTCCTCTAATGTACCTGTGACAGGGGGATTTGTATAAACGTCCAGATTGTTTGATAGCTGACCCGGTGTTGGCGGTGTTCCATAAACCTGCTCATTGAAAACAGGATATGCCCTGTCAGGAGCACCAAGATCCGATCCTGGTACATTTGCATAAACGTCTCCTCCGGGAGCTGGATATGTTCTATCAGGAACTCCTAGATCTTGTCCAGGAACTCCTGTGTATTCATCTCCAGTTGGAGCTGGATAAACTCTGTCAGGTACGCCTAGATCCTGCCCAGGTACATCTACATAAACGTCGCCATTAGGCTGTGGGTAAACCCTATCAGGAACTCCTAAATCGGGTCCTGGTACTTGGTCATAAACATCTCCACTCGGCTGTGCATAAACTCTATCAGGGACACCGAGATCCGATCCCGGTACATTCGAATAAGCGTCTCCACCCGGAGCTGGATATACTCTGTCAGGGACACCTAGATCACTTCCAGGAACTTTCGAATAAGCATCAGGGCTTCCTGGAGGAGGATAAACCCTTTGTGGTGGACCACCTAATCCAGTTGTTTGTGGATTTGGCAAAGTTGTTTCTCTAAATCCTGCGTTTACACCATCCAAGCTATTTAAAAAATTCTGAGCATTATTGAAAGAAAGTCCAGCACTTAACTGAGCAGGATTAAAGCTATATGTGTTACCTAAAGCCAACTTATCTAGTCCAGCCAGGTTTGGCTGAATAAAATTAGCAACACCTTCATTTATTAGGTCATTCAGTGAATTACTTACGAAGTTTGTTAATAGCTCACCACCCAAAGAAAGAATATCTTGCGTGTCTCTTGGGGATTTTTGTACAGAAGATCTAGCAGAGTCCCAGCTGTCTCCGAGTATTAAAGGTTTTCCGTCCTGTCTGATATTAGGGTATTGGTTTCTAATCCTAACTTTACCCACATGGATTTTAAATTTCTGAGTGGCCTGTTCAGCAGTGGTACCGATGTTTATGCTAGTTCCTATTGGAGTACTTTCAGTGAAATCAAATTCGCAATTTCTACACTCAAAAACAAGCATTGGTTTTATACCCGACTGATCCTGTTGATTTTTAAAAAGCGATAGATCATTGTCCAATCCAGATTGATTCAAAATATTACCCACAAAGGAATTAAATCCACTTGCTGGATTTATATTTGAGCTCCCCGAGTTGAAATTCTGATTTTGTCCGCCTGATATGGTATCAACAACTCCAAGATTACTTCCTGGATTATTTCCAGATCCAAGTAATGTTGAAAGATTATCTATAGCAGTAAGAGCAGCTGAAGCACCTACGAGTCTAGATGTCTTAAAGAAATTTCTAACCTCCGAAACGAAAATGTACATCGTGAACTTTCTAAGATTTCTTGGAAGAAGTTCTCGCATATTATCATAATCAAAAGTTGCCTGATTATAAAGATCCGCTAACGTGGTCATTCTCATATTCAAAGATTCCAGAGTTGTGAATTCTAGAGACTTGTTTGCTGTTCTTTGTGAGCTAAAAGAGGCGTCGCTGGCCGATGGCTGATATCCAGGTCTAGCAACCTTTGCTAGTGTATCAAGACCACTAATGGATTGTATAAACCAAGGAGAATTTGAGAGAAGATCGCTCAATATTATTTTAAACTGTCTTAGCATATCCGCTCTTTTCCCACCATACGGAAATGCTGATTCTCTTTGCTCAAGGTAACTAGCAGCTGAATAATAAGCAACTTTACCATTTGCGGAGGGAGTCACGTAATCATACTGAGCTTGTCCAAATGGATTTTCTCCGAAGAAACTATTATTAGCACCGTAATAATAACTATCATCCTTAAAAAGAGGGCTTGGTGGTAAACCATCTTCTGCACTAATCGGGAGTGTACCGAAATCAAAAACAAGCTTAAACCCAAGGTAAGTTGGATCCTCGTAATTACCCTGCTTTGATAGTTTAAATCCTTTCAGGAATAAACTCCTCTGTTTATCTGTTGCTCCTAATGACATCTAAAGTTTTATTATTTCTTATATTTATCCGACATTTAAAATTGTCTAGTTTGTACCGATATAGGGAAAGCTTTTGGTATAGCACCAGATGCGTTAGCCACCCAAGTTCTTTTGGATAATATGAGCTTTTGTCTCATACCTCCTGATGTTTCCGTCCAGGAAACTTCCATACCCATGACAACATATAGACCCGATAATAACTCGTCTTTAGTTGGTACTTGGTCTGTATTTTGTGCTTTATTGGCTTCTTGTCCAACGTTTTGCTGTCTGGTACCAGCATCAAAAACATAGATAACAACCGGTATCACCTGGCCTCTGTATATGCCTGGAAAATATCCCATAAGCTCAACCTCCAGGGTCATCTTGGTAACATCGTTTATGTTGATCAGATTCTGATATCTAGCATGGTAAAAGTTTTTATGAACCCCCCCACCTGTATTAGGATCGGTATTTAATACGCCCAGCCATTCTCTTCTCGTTTCTTCCTTGTATTCATTTCCTCTAGCTCTACCCTTCTGTAATATACCACCAACAGGGACATGTTCTGATGTTAATGACTCAATCTCGTATTTAATGTACTTCTTAGTTGGTTCTTCCTTAGCTTCAAGTGCTTCATCGTAAAACCCGATGGTTGTAATGTAGCCCATGTTATTAGTGTTATTACCAGCTCTAGAAGTTAATGTGTAACCATTTATCATAAATGGATTTATTCCCGCACCAACTGCATTCGTTAAAACAAGGGGTAAGCTAATTGGATCAGCAGTAGGTGTACCTGGTATAGCGGTATCCATTTTTAATCCCAGATTGGTATATCCGGGTATGATAGTTATTTCTTGCTTGGGATCACTATCGAAGGAGAATTGGTTTCCTAGATTAACAAAATTCAGATTATAATAGCCATCAACCCAACAATCATAAAAGCTAGATTCGTCATCTTTATAAGATCTTGACGTCACCTCCTGGATAAAATCATAATACGAATAGTTAGGACAAATCCATGTCATGGCATCCTCGGTTGCCTTTTCATTCGTCGAAAATCCCAGATTTATATCTTGCGAAACTTCAAGTAACACATCACTGGAAGGCATCGATTTAAAAGACTTTATTCTTTGTGTATATAATCCGGGTACATTGCACTCAGCAATTATCATGAATTTAAAAAATGACCCGTTTGGATCGGATCCACTATCAGAATATCTGCTAGATAAGCCTCCATCAACGGAAAGAATTCGGAAATCCATTCTGAATGGCTTATAAAAATCACCAGGAGCTCTCATGTATATAGAAACTATATCGCCATCTTTCGGATAATTAACCGAAATAAAAACAGTTTCAGCAGCACTAAATGAAAATGTAACGGCTGGTAAAAATCCGCTTAAGTCCAAATGGAAGTTGATCAGAAAATTAGTGATGTTATATCCGTTGATAGAAATATAAGGGGAAACTACTCCAGTTGCAGCTTCAGAGTTAGCCCCCATCCTTCTTTTGGTCTGAATATCATCCGACCCGTTAGATGAATCTATTTTAAGAAGCTCGTCGAGCTTCATATTATTTAAGGCGAGAGCACCTAATTTTATATCATCCGAAGTCATCTTAGTTTACCGGTTTATTAAATCCACCACCACCAGCACTAGGTGCAAATATAAGGAAGCCATCTTTTTTAGCAATAGATTTATCATTTGGTTGTGCAACGTTAGGTGGTAGCACCATAGCCGGTTGATTTTTAATTTTAGATTCTAGAAATTTCTTTCTCCCTTCACTAACTTTAAATTTCTTTTGCTCTTGATTTTTTCTAAACACCTGATTTGGATTCGTATTGGTATTGGATGAAGCCTGTGCTTGATTCAGTGATTTCTTATTGTTAAAAGTTTTTTCTATCGTGGTTGGAGTTGGGATAGCTAAGACGTTTCCCTCCTTGAGGGCGAACGGATTACTGATGTTATTTATTTTCAAAAGAGATCCTACACTAGCGTGGTCACCCAATTTTATTGCAGCAATCAAGTCAGGTCTCATCTGGTAAAATTCAGTCACTATAAACATACTACCGACCTCGACATTCGTGTTATTGTAGGAAACCGATGCTTTTGTCAAATCCCATATACCATAGCTACTAGTATTTTCTAGTGATGTTGACGGATTAAATACCGATTTATTTTTGACTAATGTGTCTATTTTAAAATAACCCATGATAATATATTATTATTGACCAGGCGCCTTCGAATCATCGAGACCGCTGGTTTGACTCATATTTAATTCTTTCTTCTTAAACTGCTCACTTAATAACTCACCGTTGGTGTTTGTAAATGCGTTCCATGATTGCTCGCTAGCAGATGTGCTTAGAGTTGACATGTAAAGTCTACCGTCTCCGCGGTTAAATATGCTTTCGATTTCTCCCCTTTCTCTTCCTCTAGCGTGTTCCAAATCAAATGTAGCTTTTAGAGTTGTTGGAAAATCATCAGGCCCTAAAACATCACCAAAGGCTATTTTTACATTCTTGCAGATCAAATTACCTATCATTGCAATTGGATTGCAGGGGTTACCTATGGTCAAATGCCATTCTCCGATCGGTGCTCCTGTTAATAAACTTGCTGATGCTTGGTATTTTTCCATAAATCCTGGGGTAACTGTGGCTTGAAGTATTCTACCAAAAGCTGCTGGAAATTTTTTAGCAAGCTCCTTAATTTTATCCATACTTATACCATCCTCAGTGATTTTGGATAGTTGTGCCTTTAGGTCTGCCATCTCTGAGTCATTTCCGCCTGTAGCATCAGCTGGATTTATTTGACCTGAAATTTGAGCATCCTCCGCTGATTTGACAGCCTCTCCCTTTGGATTAACTATTTTATCCCCGTAAGAAAGAAGAAATGAAAGAGGATCCTTATAAAAAAGCTTAAGTCCTTCATCGCCTCCAGGAAATCCGATACCAGCGAAGTTTGATTGGTATCTAACATCAGGGGTTAAAAAATTACCATAATTGGTACCTATGGAGAGAAGATTTCCCATCAAATCCAGCATAGCTGCCTTTGTATTAATCTCACCAACAGAGGTCAGATCATATTCAAAAACAACATTTAGAGTACCCCATGTAAAATTAAGACCCGATGTTCTCACCTGTGTATCCTTAACAACATCCATCGGAACCCATTGATACTCGCTCAATAACCCCATCGTTCCATCTTTAGCTCTATCCCTTAATCCTCTAAATCTCGCGTTCTCCACAGATGTATTATTTGGATCGAATCCGATGGTGGTGGCTTCCCCAACGGAAGCTATACCATTTCCTATAGCATCAGTACCACTAGCTGCTCTAGCAGCTTGGGAAAACCACTGGTAGGGCAAATCATTGAAGAATCCCTTGGAGAATGCCTCTTGCTCTATTACATCACTTTGAGAGCGGTTGGTCCATTCTAACCCGGTAGTAAATTCAATCAGTGAGCTAAGTGTGTTATTAGTATTTCCACCAAACCAAGTTACAGCCTGTGCAACGGGTCTACCCACACCTTCTGTTCTATATGCTTCTGTGCTTTTAATGGAATCGGGTACGCTAAGATTGTCGAGTACGGGTGTAGGAAATCTCCTAAGGGTGATCATGTAATTATTTGGTATAGCACCGTAATATTTACAATATAGAAAATCTTTCCAGTAATAAGGTGCTGCTATTCCCCCTATTATATTTTTTTCAAAGCTAGAAACTAATCCTCCTATTCTCTGTCCGGCTTCTGAGCTAACAGCCTCAAGATCGGCTGTTTCTCTCACCAGATATCCAGCGGAAGGATTTTTAGATTTTAGAGATGATACTTTTCTATTATTGTCAGCGTTTTCTGATTTATAATAAGAGTCAACGAAGTTGTTGTCGTTCTTACCCAGAGAATAGAACAGGTACTGTCCATATTTACTAGGATTTCTTTTAGCACCTTCATAGAAAAGGCTTCTCGCAGTGGGACCTTTAAAAGGATTATTAGATCCAAGGTTACTGTTACGATTTACAACATCGGATGTGTTCTGTTTTAAGAGAAGCTCTTGTTGACTAGGTCCGTTACTTGGCATTTACCATTCAATCTTTTTTTTAAAGACTGTGAATGGCATACTCAAATTCCTCCGAGTGTTCTTCCAAGAAATTTTCGAGATTTTCGAGAAAGTCCTGGGATAGACTCTTATAGCACACAAGTATACCGTCACACTTTGTACTATATATTCCTTGTAGGATTTTCTTGCGAATAGTGTAGTTTATTATAAATTCGGATTCATCTGAGAGGTTCTCCGTTTCATATCCCAATTCTCTTATAATTTTGGAGATGTCGACCACATAGAAGTCACACCCATCAATTGCTCTTTTTTTGGCTTCTTTCGGAGAGTATCTCGATATGTGGAAGTTTATTTTAGTCTTACTCTGCATTGTCTTCGTTAGATTCGAAGTTTTTCCAATTTCTATTCAGCAGGAGAGATTGCAATGAAGAATACTCGTTTGACTGGTTTCTGTAGTAAAAAACTTCATTTGTATCTTGTTCCTGGCCTGATCTTTCCTTCTCCTGCTTAATTAGATCATTTTTTACTCTTTGTAGATGCTGACGATGCTTATTTCTTCCCATTTCGATGGAATCTCCTAATGAAGCCCCATTCATTTTGGTCTCGCTAAGCAACCCCATTTTTTTTAAAATCTGCCTTCTTTCTCTTCTGTTACTCATAAAATAAAAATATTAGATATCTGCTGTAAATCCTTTGGTTTTAGAGAAAACAGAATCGTCTCTGTTATAAAGATCCATACCAACAACAAACTTAAAAAGTTTAAGAAAAAGAGCAGGTATAAAAACATCCTTGGATTTAACAACGTCATTAGCGGGTATAAAATGAAAAGATGATAATGCCTCCTGTTCAGACCCGTCGGTTTCAGGTTCGCCCTTCTCGATACCGGTAACATCAATAGCAAAGCATGGATATTCTTTTTCAACAAACTTGGTAGCTGTAACTGTTCCTAAAAAATACCACTTAGTATTATCAGGAACGTCATACCCAGATTCCTCCTTCAGCTCCCTTTTTGCGGTTTGTAGATAATCTGGGTCTTCCTCCTCGCACGTTCCCGTGATTAGGCTTAGACAATATCCGCCTTCCCTGAAAAGATTTCTTTCTTTCAGAACTCCCAACATTAAAGGTAGTCCATTATCATCGGCTATGAAAGGGAGAAGCATAACGGTTTCAACACTTGAAACTATACCTGCCTTATTGCCTCTCTCGACCACATTAAATTTTGGGGTATTTAATAAAACTTTTTCCTTATTCTTCATGGCTACTTGTAGAATTTTTTCTGTTTGATTTAGTGCTTACAGTTTTTTCTAGTTCCTGTTTGCTACCGATTGAGTAGTATGATTTTTTAATGGACTCTGCCAGTGACGCTTTAATATCGTCAATGTCAACACCATCCAAAACAAAATTTATAATCTCATTATCGGCATCCTCGAAAGAAGTGGAAAGAACCCCATAAAGTTCCTTGGGAGGAAGATTAAGCTTCATCTTAATCGAAACTTCCACGATGTTCTTCTTTTGCTTTCTTAGTAGCTTATATATCGGTGAGTCAACATCAGCCATTCCCGATGAATGATCCTGATAAACAACTTCAGTAACTCTGGAAACTCTTGGCTCCTGATGGGTCACAGTTTCAATTGCTACCGGTGCGGGAGCTTTGGGTTGTGAGGGGAAATATGTCATGAACTCCTCCAAGAGATCAAGGTTGATTCTCTTCCCGCTAGTGAATTCTATAAAGGCAGTCTCACCATTTAAACTCATCGATTTAAAGGTCTCGATAGAAAGGGCATCGTCACCCTTAATCCATTGAAAGTCCATACCTGCATACATAGCTCTAGCTTCATCCAGATTCTTTTCTGTTATATCCATTTTTTTACTTTTTTTGTTTTTACCAAATAAAAGAGCAATCAGATCACGCATCTTTATATATTTTACATTTTTTAAAGTGGATTGTTTCTGGTTTTACTAAAAAACTTGACAGCACCCCACATTAAAAACCATCCTAAATTGTAGAATCTAGGATGGTCTTTGTTTCGTCGCGTATCGATTTAATTCTTATCTGGATATATCTCCCGTATTTTGCTCTCGGGAAGAAATGAGGATATCAATTTCTTAAGGTCCTTTATCCGCTTAGCAGATGCTCTTCCTCTTTCCTGCATTTCATCGCCGTCGTCATCGGAATATTCTCCATGATCCTCTATGGATTTAACAAAGTGATTGTATAATCTCTCCTCGTCAATGGTGCTATCTACACCTAGAGATTTTTTAAGAAGATAATTTAGGTAATCGTCCTTACCTATCTCCGTAATATTTGATTCTATTTCAACGGGATCCATTTCTTCAGGTTTAAAAGTAAACAGCATCTTTCCACTGTCGCTCTTTATAGAAACTGATGGGTATATGTCTGAATGCTTCTTGTAGATGTCAAAATTTCCAACCAGGTCATCCGATGTTCTCTTTTTAGCATCTATTACCATTCCATTATCCAATGTGACCTCGTATTTGTTATCGTCCTCTAGTTTTTGAAATTCAGTAACTTCACAAGGTATCCCCATGGCATCCATTATAAAATATACATCGTCTTTAATACCGTCCTTAAGTCTAGTACCATATGTTTCAGTGTCCATTTTACAATTAACAAATTCCTCGATAAAATCCTCCAGATTGTCACGGTTGTTTCCGGTGTTTAGCCATCTAAGATTCGGATCCACCTTTATGGTATATTCATCATCCGAATTTTTAGTGATCTTTACAGAATCCTTTGATATATTTAGCTGGTTATCCATCTTTCCGAATCTATCGCAAAATGATATAGTTATCGAGTTATCTCCATCCTTTGTCACTAATATTTTACCGGTGGGTGGTGTAGATTCAGTGTCTAAAAAAGATTCAGCTGATATCTCATATCCGTCATCCATGATGTTTTTCACATCGGGAACTTCATATGCAACTACTTCGCTTTCGCTTTCATTTATGTAAAATTCATTAAATTTTAAAATTCTCATAGTTATCTATATTTCACGTCGTTACCAAAATACACGGTAATATCGAAGTTTCTAGGGTCAGTTGATTTGTTCATATTGATCTCTAGTTTGTCCGGATATGTTGGAATAGCACTATCATGAACTTCCGTTTTTATCTGGTTGTAATCTACAGTCTTACCCGGGATCAGATCGATATCAAACTCCTTAGACCCGTTAGGATAATCATCAACAGAAAACTCAAATTCTATTGAATTAACATTGAATATTAGACTATCTATACCACCCCTTTTCACAATTAAATCAACGGAGTATTCTATAAAAGCCTTACAATCGGAAAGTTCCTCGTATTCCTCGGGTTTACCAAAAATATCAATATCAACATATTTCATATCAATACCGAATGAATAGTCGTTGGAATTACCTCCCTTTCTGGAGTTTCCTGAGAATGCAGTATAATCGTATATTCTTGACATTTATTTTTTTATTTATTCTATATATCCTTTTGTAACATTTTTATGTTTCAAATATATAATAGAAGCATGTTTTTTTAAAAAAGTCGGAATATGAAGAATATAAGCCCAATTTGGTTCATAAAAGATCCAATAGACCCGGAGCACAAAGAGTACGTTTTATTAGATTATCTAAAATCAATAAGCAAAGACCTGGATTCGGGGAATTGCTATTCCACATTAAGAGCCGTTTCACAGATTATAAAATCACTAAACGAATTTAAAGACACCAAGGTCATCAACCCATCCATCATAAGACAACTTAAGTCGGAAGAAAAGGAATATGTCAAAAAATTTAAATTTGAAGATCTTGAGGATGATGACAGATCAACATTAAATCATATAATAGAATCCTCACTGGAGACTCTGTATGGGTACTCTGAGGTTTGTCTGGAAATATTAAAGGAAGAGGAATCTAAAATCCGTATATTCAAGGTTAAATCAAAATTGAACGCAAGTTCAGAGGAGAGACTCAATTCAGGAATCCTAATAGTTAGAAATATGATCACGGATAAGATCATATCATATTATTGGCAAGGATCAGTCACACTCAAAACTTCGGAGGGAGATAAAGAAATTTGTGTACTCAAGAAGATCTATCTCAAGAATCAAACTTTCTCACTAAACTACGAATACATCTACCATGAGATATTGGATGAATTTTCAAAGGAGAAGAGGATATCTCCGGAGCTTCATGTTATAGAGATATACGAGAATTTCGACGAAAACTCAGAAATCTATAAACTGGCAAAAGAAAAATTTATAGAGACCATAACATAAAAAAAGAGAGCGGATGCTCTCTTTTTCTTTTTAATAATATATCAATTTAGAAATCGCTCAATTTCTTAATTTCGAATTCCTCCGATTCGTTAGCACTTCCTATATTAAAAATACCAGCAGCACCAGAGGCATCAACTGTTCCTGATTGATTACCTATGGATATTCTGTATCCAGGTACATCAACTTTAGATTGTTGGCCGAATACTGAATCTGCGTAACCAGCATAATCATATGCAGGCTCTCTTGTTATCTTAGAAAGACCAGTTTTCTCTGGCTGAGGGGTTTGATTCTCGGGAGAAAATGGTTTATAGGTATCGTCATGAACCTTACCTAAAAATTGTTTATAATCTAAGATTTCTCTTTTTGCTACGTTTTGTTGATTCATATTGAAAATTTTTTATTAAGATCCAGCTTTTACTTCTTTTGCTCCACCTGCAAATCCATCCCAGATTGCTCCGAGTGTATCCATAAATCCTCCTGATTGAGAAGATCCTGAACCTTCCTTGCCCTTAATTGGATATTCTTTAGCTAATTGCTGCGTTAGTGCGTCTTTGAATTGCTCTTTGCTTTTAGGATCCAGTTTATTTAAAACATCCTTTCCTACCGATTCACCTCCAAGTGCTCTTAGGAAGAAAGCAGTTAATCTCTCCTTACCAATCTCTTCTTGGAAGCTTTCTCTTATGGTTGAAGCTAACCATCCATTAGGATCTATACCAAACGGAACATATAGAGAATCGAAACCTTTTCTTTGAATATATTCCTGTACAGCCTGAGCTAATCTTGGTGCCAAAAATTCGGCATTTGCATTTTCTCCTGTCAATAGGCCTGGCATTTCTTTCAGTTCTATCGAGTCAACTAATTCCTGCACAATCACAGAAGCTGCTGAATTTTCAAGGATACCTAGTTTTTCAAGCAGGGTAGCTGCTAATTTCTGTTTAACAGTCTTAATGAACCCCGTGCCTAGGAATGGGATCATTTTTCCAATTACACCAGTGACATCATCCATGAAGCCCTCCTGGATAGGTTCAGACTCATATGAAAAATCTTCGAATTTTTTTATTTTTGACATTCCTATGAAATTATTTAAACTATATATCCAAGGAAGATCTTAATATTCTAATATCAAGCAATAGATAAGAAAAGGTCCACCGCTTTCTGACGATATGCCAGTTTATCCTCTTTAATTTCAGGATTCTTAAGAGCCTCTTTTTTTCGATTAACTATGGACTCAGGAAGCATTGGACCAAATGTGTCTTTTAGTATTTTCTTATCTTTTCTCCATTCAAGAGGCAGGTGCATAGCAAATCTAACGATATCTAGATTTAGGAAAGGACTCCTTAGCTCCAAAGTGTGTGCCATTGACATCTTGTCCAATCTAGGTAAATGATAGAATGGAAGCTCCTCAAATGTATCAGATTTTTGTGAATCATATTCATGGATCCTTGAATATCCACCAAAAAGCTCATCCGATCCATCCCCACTTATAACTATCCTATAGTCAGTATTTTTGCGTATTGCTTCAAAAAGATGATACTGGGGTATAACAGAACCTAAATCTATCGGACTTTCGTTCCATAGAGCGTATATAAGACCGTTTTTCTCCGAATCCATATCATAGTCTAGGAAAGTCACAGGAGTGTCTAAATGAGCGCTTAAATCATTAATAAAGGGGGTTTCTCCATTCTCTATACTAAACCATTTTACTTTAGCTTCCATCTCTTTTAATACGGCAGCTATAATAGACGAATCAAGTCCGCCAGATACTAATATGGAGATGGGATAGTTTCTAGAAACCAATCTATTTCCAACACTCTCGAACATCTTATCCCAAAGCCAATTAATGTGTGCTTCATAATCAGCATCTTTCAATTCAGGGATTGGAAGATCCCATGCTCGGTAATACTCGGGATAAATGCTCTCGAACATCGGAGAATTTATATTATGAGAGTAGATGTTATTAGGTAGTAATCTTTTTATATTGGTGTAAGCTGTTCTGTTATCCTTGTTATATCCCCATTTCCGAACAGAGCTGATAAACTTTTGATCTATATCGGAGTGCTGAGTATAAAGACCCTTTATCTCAGAACAGATCTCACCAAGCTCATTTCGATAAAGGCATTTCTTTCCAAGTGGATCCGTGAAAGAGATAACATCACCAGTTTTTGAGTTATAGATTACAATCGCCCAAAATCCATCCCATTTTACAATATGGGGAACATACATTGCAGCAAAGAATTCTATATTTCCTCCCTGATATTTCGAAAATAAATTACAGAGATATTCGGTATCAGATTCAAATAGATTGGTGTCATAATTAAAGATCTCACCATTAAACATCAGATAAACCCCTTCGGATAGCTCGATCGGCTGATTCCAGTCATCACCATCGAGTGTCTGTATGGGTAGCCTGTGGTGGCACAATGTGACTTCGGTAGGTCCAGGAAATGTTTCCTTGGAGCTTTCTATTCCCCTATGCTTAATTGAATCTAATATTTCAGGCTTAGATTTACCTCTAGTTGTTAATAGTATTCCGCACATATTTAATCAAATAATATATTTTCAAACATTAATGTAATATCTGTAAGTGACTCGTCACCAAAGCGATTTGTGAATTTCCAGATTTTTGCTATACCATGCTCTTCGAATTTTGAAATAACCTTATTGTATGCTTCAAGTTCCCTGTTGTCACCATCTATGTGATCCCACTGATCCTTATTTCTCTCCATCTTATCTGGATTGTCACCCGTTACGAAAATAATGGAAATTTCGTCCATTAAACCCATCTGATTAATCATCTTGACTTGATCCTCCATTTCACTTTCAGTTATTCTACCTTCCATTATTCCCCATGCAAGAACAGTAAGAATCCCGCGATCGTGTACGAAAGAGAATGGATCTGTTAAATAATTGCAAGGATCGAGATCTTTAAAAAGTTGCATAAGCATAAGTTCCTTACCCATAGCAAAAGCATGGGCTTCCCTACTATTTCTACTTTCCAGATTAAGTTTAGAAAAATAATCCGCAAAGGCAAACTGATACCTTGGCATGTCAAATTTCTCAGCTATAAATTTAGAGAGGAATGTCTTACCCGAATTTCTGGGTCCTTCAAATACGTATACCATGTAGATTATATTGTCCTTTCGGATTTTGTTTTCATATCATGCAAAAGTAACACAAAATCCCGGACAATAAAAATAAAAAAGGAGGGATTTTTGGTCCCTCCTTAGTGTTATTAAAAAAATATGATATTAAGCTTTAAATTCTTGGCATTTAAATGGTGCAGACTGAGGAACCTGTTCAAAGTTCGTAGCATTCATTCTTTTCACATGTAGCTTAATGCTAGGATAAACATCCGCTCCTATGTAATAGCAATTTTTAGCTAGCACTTTTTGTATATCAGTACCCCCGCGATCATCTTCAGATAAAACCTTTATACCCGGTAAATCCTCACTAATCTCTCCTTTTTTATTTAATTTTTTATCTGCAAGTTTTTGAGATCCTGCTATTATGATCTGTGATCCCTGAAATCCTAGTAATTTACCCGAGTCATCATCATCAGCATTTCTAGAAAGTCCATATATGTTATCTCTCTTTACTCTTTTTGCAGTTGCTTCACCCAGTATATTATCATGTATCCATTTTAGACAGCTGATAAATTTGCTTCCATCAAAAGAAACTGCATTAGCGATCATAATTAGGAAATTGTTAATTGCAACAAATTCCTCTTTTCCTAGATCTGGACTTTTTTCTCCTCTTTGTAGTGCTAATCCAAATGCTTTAGCAATATCTCCCTTAAGATTATCATAATCAATAAAAGGTACACTCTTGTTTTTAACAGAAGTTTCCATCATCTCATAAGCTGTGCTTAGATCAAGATCGTCATTCTGAGCATTAGCCCTTAATAGTGACTTAATACCGTCATATCTATATCCTGGTCTAACCATACCGAATGTTGTCCAGCCTTTGATATAATTCTCAACAAAATCTGTTGCGTCATCGTTACCCAATGTTTTAATTCCTCTGGCATCCGCCCATTTATTCCAGTTACATGGGGTTTTTAATGAACTTGATGCTAAGTTTATATTATAAACTCCGCCGGAGAAAAAGAAGTATGAATACTCATCAGCTTTCTTACCAGTCATAACTTTTTCCAAACTAGTATTCCAAGCTTTGATAAACTGTGGACTGTAAGAAGATCTTAATGATCCATCTTGTTTAACGAAATCGTCATCCTCCACCTTTAAGTTATATGCTGATCTTAGATTTTTAGCCAGTGATTTAACACCGGATGATGAGCCACCTCTTCCTGGGGATTCGTGAGTCTCTCCCTTAGCCGAACGAGTCCCTACTGTTCCACCTATATTTTTATATTGTGTGGTTAGCTCTTTTTCGAAATCGGAGTTGTTAATAACAATCTTACCCTCATAAAGTTTTTTGAAATCTGACAAACTAATAATTGGACTTGAGCTCTCATTCATTTTGTTTCTAACGATTTCCAAAGATTTCTGTATTGCTTTTTTATCCTTTTCAGAAACCCAGTCAGATGCAACGATATCATCCAATAATGACTTATCAAGTTCACCGCTGGTATTTTTATTACCAACCATCTTCTGAAGGGTGGATACAACTGCGGTGGTAGCTGGTCCATATTTTCCGTTAGGTCCACCTTTTGATTTTATAAGCTTACTCGCGGCTGGAATGCCATTAACCAAAGCACTCTGAAGTGCGTATATTAATCCGCTTCCTTTAATCTTTTTATCAGAATCTGTATCACCTCTTTTAAGCGGGAAAACTGATTTAATAACTGTGTTTTCTTCAGCGATCTGATCTTCTTTGATTTCCTTAGCTGTTATAGCATATTGTGCTTTAGCTCTAGTTAAAAGATCCAAAGCAGTACTAGCTAGATCAGTAACATCAGAATATGATGTGTAAACTTCCTCGTCATCCTCTAAATTTTGTAGAGATCTGTTTGCAGCTTGAATGATTGCCTTGTTAAATTCTTCCTGGAATTTTTCAACTTGTTTTTCTAATTCATCAAGTGCTTTCTTATCCTTCTCACCAAATCCGCCTCTAGTGTTGTCCAGAACTTTTCTTTTCTCGTCAAGATCGATAAAAGTTCTTTTCCAATCTCTTCCATATCCACTTCTCTGATCTTTACCCTCAGAAGAAGTAATTAAGTTAGCAAGAAGTTTTTTTAGATTCTCGACTCTTCCTCTGTATCCAGTGAAGATTGACTCATTCACAGCGTCGGCTAAAAATTCAGCTGACTCATCAACTTTCTTTGCCTTTAATTCCTCCTCAGCTTGTTTAGCTATATTATCTAAGGAATTCTGGAGTTTCAGTGGGGATTTTCTAAATGATTTCATTATCACCTCATCTTTATCCTTACCTATTTCTGCTGCCCTATTAAGTGCATCAGATAGCTTTTTTAAAGCTTCCAAATAAAGTCTCTTAGTTTCAGCGTACTTTGAATTTAATAGATCGTTATCGTCCGCATAATCTAGCAATTTTGCAGTTAGCTCTTTAACATTTTTAGAGTTGCTGATATCGGAAAGTTTAACTCTCATGATATCAGGATTTCTATCTCTCGCTGGAGCAAGATCGAATGTTAAGATCTTGAAAGCATCCAATGCATTGTCGGAAATCTTATTCAACAAAGCATCTACCTTCTCGTTTTCGAAAATTTTATCGTAGTGTCCCTCAAATAAGGATCTTGCTACTAGATTATTTAAATATGGATTCTTGTTCATCATTTTAGTATATATTAGTTGAATCGCCTTTGCCTGCATTTGATTTTATCTCGGCGGAAAGTGATTTCATAAGTGTTGATATTTCAGAATAAGCAGCTGCCTGTTTATCGATACTCTCAGCTTCTGAATTTGGATCACCAGATTTTTTAGCCTTCTTAGCATCAGAAATCTCGTCGAATTTTTTGGAAATCTGAAGTTTAATTTCTTGAGCTTTTGTGTTATTAGAAGCCTCGGTTAATCTGAATTCATCAAAACTAAGCATTTTTTCTAGCTATCGTTATTTTAGATCTAAGATCCCTGATGGTTTCCATGTATTTTTCTCTAATCTCTTTAATCTTCTTAGCTGCATCATCACGAGTTGCGCCAGATCCCGTTTTATTAGCAATCTGATCATTAAGAGCTTCTCTTTCCATGTCCATCTGAACATATAACTCATTTCTTTGCTTTATTAACAAAGATACCAGACTTTTAGCTTGAGCTGGTGTTAGATCAGATACCGCTTTTGTAAAATCAGCAAGAGACATTGTAATATAGAGATCAGCAGATGCTTCCGTAGATGGCGCAGAACCCTTAGATTTCGATGCCTCTTCTTTTTTATCCTCTCTGCTAATAAGATCCCCGTATTTGTTTCTGAATGCTAGGTCCCTCTCCTTAGCTGCTAATACCGCTTTTTTGTACTTGTCATAAAGATCTCTTGATTCCGTTGTATCAGCTAGATCTTTCGATCTCTTATACATCTCCTCAGCAACATCAGCATCAATCTTAGATTTATTGGTCTCCCAAAAATTCTGAAGCTTTCTGCTATCACCAATAACATCCATGACCACCTTCATCAGGTGATCTATCTTCTTAGCGTGAGCTTTTTTAGCATTAACTAAAACCTCATTGTTTCTCTGAATATATCTCTCCGCTTTTTTTAGTGCAGCAGGATCATTCTTTGCTTGGCCTTTCTCCAATTCGAGTTTGTCTATTTCAACAGCTATTTCCTGCCATTCGTCGACAAATTCCAATTCCAGTTTTTTATAATCGTATAGAAGACCCTCAATTTTACTAAGAGATCCTCCGAAATTACTACTGAACCAATCCTTTATCTTACCAAAAAGATTTGCTTCATTTAGCTCTTCCCATTCTTTAAATTTAAGAGTCATTATTAATTATTTAATTTAGATTTAGCATTCTTAATTTCTGAAGGATTTATAGTCTGCTCGTTCCCAGAACTAACTTGAGAGAAAAGATCAGAAATAATCTTCTTAGTTCCAGAATTAGCGTCCTCGCCATCAACAATACCTTGGTTTATTTTATTGGCAATTTTAGTGAAATCTGATTCTTTGCTTAGTACTTGAGAAATTTCAGTTTCGGTTTTACCTAAACCTCTGAATAATCTAAGCAGATTCTCTTTAGAATCCAATGCTGAGCTAATCTCGAGTAACTCGATCTTTACTGATTCCATATATTTCCCTGTTAAACTCTTTGGGTTTCTTCTGATTTTTGATTCTAGTTGATTCAATTTTCTTTCAATCGACGATCTTAGATCAGCTATTTCCTTCTCCAACTCATTCTTTCTCTGGATAAGATCCTTTCCCTTTCTGCTTGCTATCTTTCTTTTTTCTTTCTCCGGGTCAACAGAAAGATCCTCCTGTGGAGCCTCATTTTTCTCATTATCTTTCTCAGTCTTGTTATTGATATCCCTTGCTTTCTCCTCAGCTTCTTTTCTTGCTGCATCGACCTTCTCCTTATAGTCATTCAATTTGCTCTGATCTTCCGCTCTTTCCTGAGCAAGTTTATATTCAAGTTCAGCTATAGCAATCTCATCCTCAGAATAACCAGCGTCAAGATATTCCTTCCTTCTAGAGTTTCCGTCAACTAATTTAAGAGCAACATCTTTAGATTTTTTGATCTTAAGTTTTTGTGCTTTAAGATATGCCTCGATTTCTCTGGCTTTAGTTTCTCTCTCCTTCTCAACAGATAAAATCTTATCCTTGTCACCCATTTTTGTTAGGCTATCTATTTGAGAGTCAAGTTTTTCTATGGATCTTTCGAACTCATCTTTCTTTTCAACTATATCAAGCTCAAGATCCAGTATAATTTTTCTAGCCTGGTCTATCATACCAACTCTTGACATTGAACCTAAAAAGAATTTGGAGAGACTGTTTTTAACAACATTCATCAACTGGCCTTCGTTAACTGTGTGGTAAGGTTCGGCAGTCTCAAGAGATTTAAGTTCCTGCACCAATCTAGGGTCCACTTTCTCAATTAAATCTTCGTATTTTTTAAACTCGTTAAACGACGGTATATTTTTCATATCTGAACAATTAGTTTTTTACCTTCTATATATCCCACACACAAAAAGAAACCCTAGGATAAATCCTAGGGTTTCTAAATTATAAGTGTTTAAGATTATGCTAAACCACCTGAAGGCACGTTAACATAGAATGTTAAGTACATTGTTTCAGGTAACATACCAGCTTCAACTAGAGCGTATCTAGATTTAACTGCGATCTTAGGTGACATTGTACCTTCAGAGATTGTCTGAATAGACTCAGCCATCATGTAAGGCATGAATTTAAGTCCTGGTTCGTCATCACCACCTTTTCTACCAACCAATACTCTTGTATCGCTGTAGCTCATGTTTTGATCAACGTAAACTGTCATACCAGCAAGCGAACCTACAGGGTATAAAGTACCGTTGTTTTGAGTCAACGTGTTAGAGAATGGAGCGAAAGTGAACTGAGAGATGTCTTGAAGTGCACTTGCAACTGCAGCGTTTGTTACGATGAAGTTAGCAGGACCTCTTCTACCTCTGTTAGCTACTACGTTTGCAGCTGCAAGAATTCTAGAGAATAGTCTTCTTTGTAAAGTTGACAAGTTCTCGTAAGAAGTTGATGCAGGACCTGCAGGCAATGCCATAGTTACATTAACATCAGATTTGTTAACGTAGTTTGATGTAGTACCAGCAGCACCGCTAAGGATTAGGTTCAAGTTCAAGTTTTGGTTTTCAACATTGTTGAACTGAATGTGGTTAGACCAACCTAAAGCGAATGCTCTTGAAAGGATGTGCTTGTTAATTGCTTGAGAAACCTCATTAACCAATGCGTTCTCGATCATTGAGATAACGTCGATACCGAATTGTTTGTTAAGGTCTTGAATTTGCTCAGTTGTAACTGAAGCAGCAACTTGGAAAGTCTCAGCTTCTACGAACTTAGTGAAAGTAGAAAGACCCATTGAGTTGTAGTAAGTAGACTCAGCAACACCTCTTAACATTGGGTTGTAAGTTTTAGTACCATCAACGTAAGGACCTTGCCAATCGTTGGTGTTGTTGAAACCAGCACCAGAGAATCCTTGGATGTGATCTTCTAAAGCTTTAACTAATTGAGCAACATAACCGTTAGATGATGAAGAAGTACCAGTGTACATACCAGTAGCAGTAGCAACTTGTACAGAAGTACCGTTGATGATAGATGCAACAGTGTAGTTTGCAGTAACACCTTCAACTTCGAAGATTGGGAAACCATCAATTCTTGATAGACCCACGAATTTTAATGTTAATACACCACCAGCAGCAGAAGTAACTGTATAACCAGTACCTACTGTGAATGTTCCAGCTGTAGCACCAGTTGCACCTGCAGATGAACCTTGGTAAACTGGGAATTTAATCAATGCAGGAGCTTTAGCTAAAGCATCAGCACCTGAAGCATCAGCACCAGTTGTACCAGCTAATTTACCACCTGCGTATACGTAGTCTAAGTAAGACAAGATACCAGTTGGACCAGACATAGGGATAACAGGAACGATATCAAATCCGATTGTTTTAGCAGCTACCTGAATAGCTAATGGTAACAATGAAGGGAATTTATCTCCTGAACCTTGGTTTGTGCTGTTGTAGAAACCAGCGTTAGCTGTACCTGTGAATGCACTCATTCCAGGGTATAATGGCGGAGCTACTGCACCCATACCGTTTACAACTCCTAATGAGTTATACGCTCCGGCACTTTCGTTTAATGAATGGTAGTGACAGTATTTAGTCAACCACTCTTTTTTGCTTGAATCAGTGATCCCTGCTTTGCTCTCGATAATCGGAGACCAGGTATCATAGATTTCTTGTTCGTTAATCAATTTCATGATTTTAGTTGTTTTTTTTATTTTTTAATTTATCTTCTTGCGAATTTTTGCTCTAATGCAGAAGCTATGTAATTCATGTAATCACTTGAATAAGCCTGGTTTGCATTTGTTTGAGCTACGTTTTCACTCTCGTCTAGTTTTTGAACCCCAACTGTTTTAGTTCCAAGTTGACGTGTTGACCAGAAGTTTTTAATCTGGTAAGGTGTATCTAACCTATAGAAGTTACTTTGAGCAACAATAGATTGCTGGTGACTTTCTGTAAGTGATTCCCAAACCTGAGTGTATTCTTCAGGCATCTCATCGATAAACTTAAGACCTGTTTTGTTGGTGTTCTCCTCTTCGTTAAGAGTTTCTGCCTTTTGTGTGTCGGCTGGTGCTTCTACGTTTCTAGAAGCTTCGTTTATATTTGACTCAGTTTTTTGTGTTTTAACTGATTCTATCAAATTATCAATTTGTGATGAAAGATTAGTGTAATCTCCAGCAAATCCAGATTCATTTAAACCTGCTTGAGCTGAAAGATCTACGCTTTCTCTTAGTGATTCTGTTTTATTCATTGTTCCGTTATTAACGTTTTCAGCAATATATTCACTATAAGAGATTGATCTTTTAACTTTTTCTGCTAAGTACTCAGAATAATCTAAACCTCTGTTAACGTTCTCTGCTAAATAATCAGAGTACTCAATTGATTTGTTTAGATTCTCACCTAGATACTCAGAGTATTCAATACCATTATTTAGTTTCTCAGCAACGTATTCAGTGTAAGCAATACCTTTGTCAAGGTTCTCACCTAGATATTCGCTATAAGCAATACCTTTGTCTACGTTTTCTGCTAAGTACTCAGAATATTGGATATTTTGATCTACCTTCTCAGCAAGATATTTAGAATACTCGATAGATTTATCAACGCTCTCTGCAACATACTCAGAGTAAGAAATTGATTTGTCTACGTTTTCTGCTAAATACTTAGAGTAAGAGATGTTCTTGTCCAAATTCTCAGCCAAGTATTTAGTGTAGCTGATGCTTGAATCTAGATTCTCTGCTAAATACTCACCGTATTTAATAGCACTGTCCAAATTCTCAGCTAAATACTCAGAGTACTTTTCAAGTTTTGCTACTCTCTCTTCCAAGTCTGAAGTGTTAGACTCTTCAGCGGATTCGCTTAATTTTTCTTTTTGTTCTTTAATTTCTGCCAATGTAGACTTCATCGAATCCATTTCCTTTTTCAAGAAAATTGAATATTGATTAAGTTCTTCCGCAGTAACAAATTCATTATTCTCCATGAGGATTGTTTTATTTTTGTCTGATTTTGATACGAGTTTGTTGAATTCTTCGTTATTTTCAACTTTATATATCTTCACTGTAGATTCATTTTCTAGACCTAATGATTCATTCATACAAACTAGATCGGATAAAACGCTGTTATTTCTCATTTCAAAGAATTCTTGAAATGTATAGCCTGCGCTTTCGTATACTCTTTCTAATTGTGCGTCCTGAAATCCTGGATCGGCAACTAAATCGTAAGTGAATATTTTCTTGATTTGTACTTTCTTATCGTTACCAACTGCACCAGCTGCTCTTGACGATATTGAAAGTGGTACTCCAGCATCTACTAGCTTTTTAGCAATTTGTCCTGCTGGGGTATCTAAAAGTCTTACCTTAATCTTAATCTCTCTGTTAGCTTTATCGTGATTAAGATCAGTGATGATGTGTGAAATGTTTTTCAAAGAAACATCGAATTTCTCAGGGTGATCCAATTCACCAACCAACCTCTTTTGAGCTATTTTGTCCTTAAGGTAGTTTAGGTGTGGAAGATATTCGGCCTCTTCATATATTCTGTTGTTGTTGTTCTCTTTTCCAAACACAGCAGCAGTACCTTCTAAGACATAATCATCCGAATCTGTTTTTTTAGATTCAAGGACTGTACTTTGTCTTTCGAGGATAAAGACCAAATCTTCGTTCAATTTTTGAGTTGTTGGCATTTTTCTATCTTCTTTTTGTATTTCTTATATATCAATACTGGTTTCAGTATTTTTTACTATTTTTTGAGATTATTCGTATTTTATTCTGTCCTCAACCTCTGATGCAAATGTTTTACCTATTTGGAAAGATTCACCGTCAGTAACTCTATACCTTCTAGTTTTGTCTCCAAATGCAGCAAATCTGTTCTTAAGCTTAACTTCTACGACGTCTCCTCTGTTATCCTGTAGTGCTTTTGCAAAAGTAATTGCCTTCCAGTTTTGGATTCCTAATACTTCCTTATCCTTATCAGTAAGGAATTTATCTATTAGATTTATCCCTCCAGTTACCGAGTTATCTTTGATAACTGTTGAGCTTCTTCTGTCCTTGATCTGAACATCCTTAGGATCAACCTTGATGTAGTAGTCATCAGATGTTTTATTATCCTCCGGTTTTGCATCATCATTTTTATCGTCATCCTCAACTTTAGGATTTGTTACCACTACGATTTTATCATCATCTTTCTTATCCTCTTCTTCTTTCTTCTTCTTGAAAACATAGACACCTCTTTTTGGATTCTCTACGTCCTCGTTAACGGTATTGAGCTCAACATCAATAGATTGACCCGGCTTAGCTGTATAATCATCGGGATTTATTGTGAAGTTGGTGAATAGACCAGCTTTATATTTTCTAAGATCGGGATCCGCATATTCTCTGTCGGTTACCCAATAGATCGCGATTTTTGCAGGTCCAGCAAGTTGTTCCTGAGAAAGTTCTATTTTACCTCCTGAAACTTTAGCATCCGCAGCCTTATCGTCCTCGTTAATGCCATCCATTCTGTTATTGAATGCAGAGAAGCTAGTGATCACTTCCGATTCATTTATAAAGGATCCATATCCTGCATATTCCTCATTTTCTTTAGCCCCTGGTGCTTTCTCTCCGGGTCTAGTTCCATAATCAGATTTATCCTCCTTAGGTAAGAATATCTTCTGCAGATCGGAATCTGTTGTTGATCTTAGTTCATCGTCAGTCATTAATCTTCCTGCCACGTTGATAACATTTTCCTCAGAGTCTTCATAATAGAATTCATAAGTTTCGGGTGCACTAGTATCAGATACTATAAGCTGGTCCGAAGAATTCTGTAATGCCTCTTCGAAAACAGTCCAATCGCACATTCCTTGAAAATTAAAAATCGATGTAAGTTTAGAAATACCATCAACATATGATATTTTAAAATCTAGATCCTCGTTATCAACAATTCTTGCAACAGTATTGAAAAATCCACTCTGGTCGTTTACAAGATCATTATTATCAAGAGCAATCATTACCAGTTCATGATCTGCCAATTGTTTCTGTACTTCTTTTGAATTAACCTGGGTTAGAATAAAGACTGAATAGTTATTCTTTTCACCGATCTTTATGATTTCTGCAGTTGTTCTTGTTTCATTGTTATAGAGAAAACTTACAGCAGTTCCCCATCCACCACCAGCAGGTTGAGCCCAACAAACAGTGATGGGAACACCGATTGGTAATTTCTTAGGATCCATCTCATTATGAGCAAAATCCTTTACCTCGTTATATTTGGGTGCCTGTTTATCACTAAACCAATTCCAGGTAGATCCAACAGCATCAATAACCATTAGAACCTCACCGACGAAAGGTATAGCTTTAAATCCACCCTTACTGGCACCTCTCGTAAGTCCTCTTCCAAATGCTTTAATAGCACCGCCGACGCCAACTTTACCCAATGTGTATGCTGCTTTAGCTCCTCTTGCTCCTCTTGCTATGGCAGATCCTACTATTCTGGTGTTTTTAAGAAGAGCCATCGATTTAGCTGTTCCCCAGATGCTTTTAATACCCGCTCCTGTATAACTTTTAAATTTACTAAATAGTCCTGCGGTTTTAGCCCCGGTAGCAGCAGTTTTAGCAGCTGGACTAAATCCAGATATAGTTTTTAGTAATTTATTACCTGCCCAAGCACTACCTGCTACTTTAAGAGCACCGTATAAAACCACTCCTGCTCCACCCATAGCAGCAAGAATTGTAGCATCCTGTACTATTTTCTGGGTTAATCCCTCGGCAGTCTCATCCTCCGCGATTGGTCCTCCTGGAACCATCTCGGTAACATTTAAAAGCATTATTTTAGAATCATCTGAGGTTTTTACAAAACCAGTTGCCCTAATTGCCTTTAGTGTCTCCAATATATTATCACCAGTATTGGGATCCTCACCAGAAATGAAAATTGCTTTATCTGATCCCACTGTAACTTCGTCGGGACTCATTGTCTCGTCTATCTTACCAGTAGATCTCAATTGATTATATGCAAAGTGAAATTTAATAGATTCCCTGTATGTTGGATCATCCTGAGATTTTTCCCCTTTGTCCTCATTCAGTTTAGAAAATTGAGTGAACGAAGCAACACCAGTGGATTCGTCAATTGAGATGTCAATGTCATCGAAATCATACCCATAATTCTCTTTCAAATATTCGGTTATATTACCGCTATATCTGCTCATGTCTTCTGAATCAGCTACCCATTCTCTAGGGTTGTTCTTAAGCCACTTTTGGAAATTCTCCGAGGTAGACCACCATTGAAAATCCTCAAATGATGCACTTTCTGCACCTTCCATGTCCAAAGGAATAGTTAGAAAAGGAAAATCATCTCCTATCTTATATTCTGCTTTCTTGGGTAATAATATAACCATCTTTTGTATTATTTTTCTGTGTAAATTTTATCGTACGATTTGGAAATGATATTTATCAGTTTTTCTATATATCCTTCATTTCTGAGCTTTTTAAAAGCTAAATTACCAATTGACATTTCCCCTCCTTTTGCAAGCCCTTCCTTTCTCATTTTGAAGATCTTTACTTTCAGCTTTATACATCTCCTATATAGCTGTCTTGCATTTGTAGGGAGTACAGAGTCAATCATTAATCTGGAATGTATTTGCTCGATGTCAGAAACTATGCCATTATATTTCTTCTCAACATCCCTCTCATCAATTGAAGGAGGATCGTATACGGGCTTCTTTATCCACTCGTTATTCAATAAGGAAAATAAGGCTGAAGCAGTGTGAGGTTCGTCCTCGTCTTGCACGTATAGTTCAACATCATATCCTCTGATGCTAATATCATGTCTAAGGTTCCAAGCGAACCTTATGCCATCTATGGCTCTTTTAAGAATTTGCGGGTTCTCGTCGTCTATACCCTTAAGATTTACTATGATATGAACATCAAGATCCGAAAAATCGGTGTAATTGTAATTTGAGAGAGATCCGGTAAGTTGGATGTCAACTATATCCTTCTCCTTTAGGATATCCTCGAAATCAAGGAAGAATTCTTTGGCTATTCGGAGAAGCTTTCTTCTTACCCTTTGATCAAATACCCATTTTTCATTCCTCTCCTTGTCTTTTTTCTTAGTCCAAAAGACAGGGTTTAATTCATCATGATAGAATGGGTTTATCTCCCTTTCATTAAGAGAAACCCCTTTGGTTTTTAAGAATTCGATAAAATGTAATACTCCGTCCACTAAAAAAGCTTTTCTCTATATATCAAGAAAAGCTTTTAAGGTATTGTGTGGTTTTGTATTTGCTAGAAGCAGACCTTCTCCATGACGTCCATTACTGTTTTCACATCAGCTTCACAGTAGGTGGAGATCTTATCATAATCCTTCTCTATCCAATAGGTGTGATTAACTTTAGATCCGTCAAGATCACCTTTTGGTGATGGTATATTAAGCGAACAAGCCAATAGATCAAGACTTAGATATTTTTGTTGTACCCAGCTTCCAAAAGCAAAAATATCTGAGGTGTCGACATAGGGTATTTCCCATGGCTTCTTGTCCCAAATCTGAATATTACCCGAGGGGTTTATTCCATTAAAGACCATTCTTTTACCTAGGCATGGCACATCGAATCCTTTAATATTATGTCCACATAGCTTCCAGTTCTTAGCCATGGCATTATTTAAAACCTTGTTTGTTTTATTAAGAATATCAATCTCATCCTGACCTGCAAAAGAAATGAATTTTTTCTCACCATCCTCTGTGAATGTACCAAAGGTAACACAAACAACTCTTGAAAATTCAGGTTCTAGTGAACCTTTCTGTAAAAATATCTCACCGTCGGTAGCTCCTGCCAATTCCGTATTTGCTCCTCTATAATAATTCGCTCTTTTAGACCAAAGTGTAGCTAATCTAGGATTAAGCTCGCTCATCGTTTCGTATCCTTCGTACGCACATGCGGTCTCGACGTCAAAATATAAAAAATTCTGTATTGCTTCTTTTTTAAACATGGGTCTCTAAAATTTCTGTAAATATAAACAATAAACTCGAAATAAAAAAATTATTTCTTAGCAACTTTGTTTATCACTACGGGAGGTAGTGATTTATAATTCTTTAGATATTCGATATAAGCTGATTCCCCTGATGGTGAATCTATTACGATATCGCATTCCAAACCAAATGTTGGTATTCTTCTGCTTAATGATCTTGCTGGGACAGGAGAAAGGGAAACCCCGTATTCATTTACGTCCTCGGATTCACCATGTATAAAGAAAGGTCTTTGACCAGCTTTCCACGTTGAGGAAGCTAAGAATAGTGCCTCTCTAATACTAAGTCCACCATCATTAAATTGATGAGGTAGCGATCGAAAACATAAAGGTATTCCAGATTCATAATAAACTCCGGACAGAAGATCCGTTATTGAAAAAAGACTGGGTTTTTCGTCATTCGTAACACAAAGTTTTTCTGCTGTTGATTTGTCAAGCAGTGAGACACGCTCGCAAAAAGATTTCATTGTAGCTTTTCTGTTTCCATAAGCAGAACCAACACGAACAACTATCGATGGATAGTCCACACCGAGTAAATCCAATATTGATCCAAGTATGTTAAATAGTCTTACCGTATTGTCTCTAACCTGTTCTAATTGGCTACCCAAAAAATATTCCTTGCCAGCAAAAAAACAAATTCTAATTGAATTCTTATTGATGATGGAATTTATTTCATTGATCTTGGAGGATATCACTGGATCTTCCTCTTCTATGGTGTCATCGAAGAAGGATTGGCTGATGTCTAACTCATTGACATCGAGACAAACAGACTTTGCCATTATACCTGAATTTATGCGGCATATATCCAGAATGAGAGCAAGCATATCGTCATATGAAGATATTGAAAATTCTCCATTTATGCTTCTTTTGGGAAGCCCGATATAAGAAATATTTGGTTGGTTGTTACCGGATACCATCGAATGTCTTTATTCTTTGTACCCGTGGGATTGGAATTAGTTTCCTTTATTTTATCCCCCAGTAGTCTCAAGTCCCAATTCACTGGAACTGTATACTGTTTTAGAATTGAATGCAGCGCTTGGGATTTCGTTATTTTTGTATTTAGAAATGGTTTCCATATTTCCGTGGTCTCCTCCTTCAGCAAATTTAACGGTATCACTTTTTACCTCGATGACTCTTTCAGTTTTCTTACCCTTATTATAGACTTGGATAAAATACCTATATTGTTGGTTATCCGGATTTCTAAATGCTCTAACTATTACGCCAATAACATCCTTCTTTGATTGTAGTGGTTGTGCTATGATCACGTCACCTAATTGGAATTCGGATCCCTTTACCGTACGCTCCACGTTTGGATCAGGACCAACAGAAACTGAAAGATCACTGAAAGGCTTGTAATTTATCTTAAATATACCATTAGCTCCACCATATCCATAGGTGTCGCCAAATGCATTACTATCAAATTCGTTTATTGGGATTATGTGTTTCATTAGACTATGTATCCGATTGCTCAGAGCTATTTTGTAGCTTAATCACGTCTCTTATTTTAGATGCCAGTTCATATTGTTCCCTAGACAGAGCTTTTTTAAGCATAGATTCAAGATTACTCATATCCGAATCTTCTCTTTTTATATCCTTTAATTGGGTATTTTCAATAGCACAAATTCTCTGAGGTGAGTATATGACCTCCAGGGTAGAATCCAATATGATGGCATCAAAATCTTCATCATCCTCTTCATCCTCGTCATACTGATCCCTTAGTTGGTTGATCGATTCTTCCGACCATTCTGCATTATTCCAGAATATCATCCAGTATCCATAAATAACCTCAGCTAAATCATTCTCTATGACATATTTAAGAAGACTTTTTAGTTCATTCTTTATGTCATTCTTAGTTATCCCGTCAGCAAAGGGTTTTCTTTTAACACCAGGTATAGCTGAAGTTCCGTCTCCTACTCCATGCTTAAAGCACTTGTTCACCTCGTAAATAGCATCCCAATCTAAACTTGAGATAACTTTGTCGATTAATTTGTTATTCCCTTTTTTCATTCCTCTATATATTCCTATTTTTGAAGTCCGGTTTGTTCAGCTATATCGGATAGCCATGCTTGGTATCTATCCGGATAGAATTCTTTTATCTGGAGAAGATCCCTTCTTGTTATCTTGTATTTATCCCTTATAAAGGACTCAACCTCAGGAGATTCCTTGATTTGTGTTTCCTCCTGCTTTTCCACCTTTTTTGTTTTGGTGTATATCCAGACCGGTGGTTTGCTAAATCTATGCGATAGTGTGTCTCTCCACCAATCAACAACAGGTGCAGGGGTAACTTTTAATTTATTGAACTGGTTCGCCTGGATGGGGAACTGTATAGACATTATTCGATTAACCATGAAAAAATTCCTTGATTTATCGATCCTCCCCACAGATTTCCAGTTCTTGTCGTTTGTCGAAAATATATTTTTAACTATATCAAAAAGCTGCATTATCTTTTATTTTATAAGATGTTCAAAAGGATCGAATCCCCTAGGTTGATATCCGGAGGTAACCCATTCGGTTCCTTCTAATATTTTAATTCTATCTAGAGTTACCGATCTTTTTTCTAGCGAAATACCTCTTGATATTTCATCCATACATCCATTAGTAACAAAATCGGGTATCATTGATGAATTTAACCACATGAGCTTAAAGTTTCTAATTATATTAGATTTTACCTTAATTCTATTCTCGGAGCTATCAACACCCTTAGATGTTCTAATTACTAATCCACTTAACCAATTTAGAAATTCCCCACTTTCCGATGAGTTGACTAATGTTCCGAAAGATTCGTCGCACCATTCAGATTCTAAAAATGATTCGTATACGGTATCCGATTTCTTCTGTGTAAAATTGACTGGTTTATTGTTTTGCATGTAAGTGAATACACCAGGAACAGAATCACCTTTATCGCCAATGAGTATCTTATTGAATATGAAAGGTCTGCTCTCAATTTCTTCGATTTGAACCTTCTTTAGGAAGTCTTTAAATCTTTCCTTCTCGGGAGAGATTGTTGAAGCCATATTAAAAATGTTAACTGACTCGTTCTTATCAAGCCATGATTCTTTCCATCCTCTCGGAACAGATATGGTATTCTTCTTCGAATTATTATTCCATATGGCAGTCCATGAACCTCCAGATATTTTTGCTAACTGATGTAGATCTTTATCACCCGTTATGATTATACAATTTTCTTTTTTGCTATTAAAGTGATCCGACCAAAACATTAGAAGATCATCACCTTCAGCTCCTTCGACCTTAGAAAAAATAAATCCCATCTTTTCGAGATGAGAACCAAATGATTGCATAAGTTCAAAAAAGATAGTCCAGTCAACGGCTTCGTCCTTAACTCTTCCTGATTTATAACCACCGTCCTCTATTTCAATATCCTTTCTCCAACTTCTGCTATCTGCGGTGAAAACTAATCTACCACCCTGAGGTATCATCTTTAGGGAAGAACAGAGATCAGTTGATACTTTTCTAATAAAAGCTGCTTGTTCAGATTTATCCTTAAGTATCTTACCTGGATCGACATTTCCGTAACCGCCGAATATTCCGAATGTTTTATGAAAGATGTAATTTCCGTCTATCAGTATATTAACCATATTTTATTTTAATTGTTCCGTTTTATAATTCTCAACCGAAGCCCATTCCTCATCAATTGAGAATTCAGGGTCTACTATTCTATGGTCAAAATCTTTAAAGTTTTCAAAATCGTCGTCGTCAGCTTTTAATCTTCTCTCCACGCTATCAGCATCTCTCCGGCCTAAAAGTCTCAGTCTTCTTGTTTCTTCGTCTATATCTAAATAAACTATTAATGATTCTTTTCTATCTTCAGGAAGGAGTTTAGCTATCCCTGATGGTGTCATTATAAATAGATTTGATTTTACGAACTCCTCCTTCGTGGTTCCGTATACCCATCCATTAAATATAACATATTCATAGAAAAGTCCCTTCGCTTCAAAATCGTGGGCAGCAGCATCTCTGCTTATAAAATGATAATCTTTTCCCTGTATCTCACCCTCTCTAGGAGGCCTTGTCGTGTGTGAAACGCAATATCTAAATCCTCTATCTTCTAAAAGCTTTCTTGCGTGATCTTTTCCTGAACCACCCTTACCAACTAATATTACTCTTCTCATCTATTCTACTAATTTCTGTATTTGATAAACAAGTGATAGAAGAGAAACCATAGGGTCAATCACCTGGTTTCTTTGTGATTGGTGATCTGCAACAAGGATGATAACACCAGGGATTATTTTTCTTAATTCTGGTTTGTTATCAATTATCCATTTAATAAACTCCTCGCCAAGGGCAGACATCACATCATCAACCTTACCTTGATATTCACCAACTATTGTTTGATAATTTTTAACCGGGTCTTTAGATGTTACTATTAGATCATATAAAGATTCATAAGACCATCCAAGCTCCTGCATTTTTTTAGAATCCACCACGGTCACATTCTCGATGTTCCAACTTTGGATCTTATTCAATGCCGATCTGAAATCTGGGTAGTAGTTCTTTTGGAACTCCAATAGAGAGTCTGCATCGATTGAGATATTAAGCTTTGATAATATAAGACTTACTCTCTTGTTCCATTCTGCTTTTAATGATTCCTCCTCGTCATTGCTAACTGGATTAAAATCAATAACCTCAAATCTACTCTGGATTGCATCGGGAATCTTATTTATATAGTTGCAGGTTGCAACGAATCTTGTATTGCTAGCAAACTTCTCAATAGTTCCGCGGAGGGCTTTGTGAAACTGATCTGATACCCCGTCAAACTCATCCAATATAACAACCTTCTTAGACGATCTACCATCTAGGACTGATATAGTTGAACAGAAATCATTTATCTTGACTCTGATAGTTTCAACCGAGCTTTCATCGGATCCGTTTATAAAAATATGCGGATACGGAGCAGCTAAAATTTTTGCTAAAGTTGTTTTTCCACATCCTGGAGGACCGCTTAAAAGAACGTTCTGATTTAATCCATTCTCAAATATCTTAGAGATTCTCTGAGGGAGAATCATATGTCTTAGCTCTTTTGGTCTAAGTTTCTCTGTTAATAATTCTTGTATCATATTCTTTTTAGTTGTTAATTAGAAGCTTGTTTCTTAAAATTTTCCCGAAAAATCGTCAGGTGAATTTTTATCACTTCTGACCTCTATGAAACGTGGAAGAAATAAAGATCTATTTCCGTGCTTGTCCGTGATAGTCACGTTATATTGGATAGCAGCAATTTTTCCGATATGCGAGTCGGGATCTTGGCTTAGTGCCTTTAGATCATTATCAGTAAATCCTGCTCCAACCTTAACATTTAGTGTTCTTGAGCTATCGGTCAAAATGAATCCTCCGATAAATCCTTCCCTCTTGCCCTCTCCTGGATACCAACCAGTTATTTCAAGATCGCAATCACTAACCTCTTTAAATTTAACCCAAGATTTAGATCTTTTACATTCATATACTCCGTTATCCTTGCAAATAACGCCCTCACCTCCTAAATCAACTATTTTCTTATAAATAGCCGTTACCTCGCTAGGATCACTAAGCTCCCACATTTGTGCCAGTTTTACTGGGGAATCGGAACCGATATAACGAAGTATCTTTTCCAAAGTGTCTCTACGTGTTTTGTAATCTATAACACCGGAGCCTTTCTCTAGTGATGAAGCCTCTTCAAAATCAAACACATTGAATAATAAACCGGACTCTATTGATGAATCAACCTTTCCTCTCAATATCTGGGTAACTTTACCACTTACTGATTTTCTATTGAGGTCCGTTAATTCACCGTCGAAAAACCAATCGCCTTTTAATCCGCTGTTTATAAGGCATGTTTTAAGATCAAAAGTAATCTTAGGAAAGCAACTCGAGTCTAATTCGTTAAACGCCCTGGTGAAATATGAGAATTCCCCATTCTTGTAAAGTGCAATAACTCTGACACCATCATATTTCTCCTCACAGTATATTTTGTCCCATTTTTCTATGGTTTCGTGATCGTCTGTTGCTAACATGAGTGATGGATCCGGAATAAGTTCTTTTTTAACCGCCTTGTTAATTAGCTTGGCTCCAATCCCAATATTCATTCTTTTGGTTAGAATTTTCATAAGAACTGTTCTGAGTTCAAGATCTTCCTGCGGGTCTTCTGATATTTTTTGAGAAACCAAATCCTGAGCTCTCCCTCTTAGTAAATCGTTTGCTGCAGGAGCCGTTTTAAGCTCCTCTATTAGCTTTTTAAAATCTTCCCAATGATTATGATTAGCGTCAGATAAAGCCTCGTTAAAAGAGATCTTATGAAGTTTTGTTGTAACGAATGGGTTATAGCAAATATCCAACATATAAGAGAACCTATCACTCAGATTATCGCCTATGATGATCTGTTTGGCTTTCTGTGATCCTTCTCCAGTTAGATTTTCTAATGTCTTAAATAGTCTTAATTCCTGTATCATATTTGTTTTTAATTTTCACAAATATAGACAAGGATTTCGGCTAAAAAAAATATTCTATGGGTTAGATCTGAAATATTTGCTCTCCGTGATCTCGTTAAGACTAACTGAGACAGCTCCAACTAGTGAGCAGGCAATAGATCCTGCTATGTTACATAGCTTTAATGCCTTTTTGATATCAACTCCAGATGATATACAAAGAGAGAACATAGCTGTTACTGTGTCACCGGCACCGGAAACATCAGAAACGTTTATTGGATACCCTGGGCTGTGATAAGATTCGTATCGGGTAACATATAGCATGCCCTTATCAGAAAGAGTCACCAGAATACCCTTTATTTCCATACTGTCCAGAATTTTTCTGGCTTCCTCCGTTATTTGATCAAAATCAGATGCAGACATTTTCTTTCCCGCAATAGTGCAAAATTCGGAGAAGTTCGGTTTAAGTACGGTGCATCCTTTATAAAAATCTATATTCTTTACTTTGGGATCAACTATAACTGGTTTGTTTTTAGCATTGCAAAGTTCTATCGTTCTTCTTATAATTCTGGGAGTCATTAATCCTTTATTATAATCTTCGATAATAACGCACTCATAAAATTCAATAGTAGATTCAAGCAGATCTATAAAATAATCCTCTGTCTCCTTGTCGATATCATCACAATCTTCGTCATCAACTCTGAGAAGCTGATGCGAATTTCCAAGATATCTTGATTTAATAGTGGTTCTTCTCTTGTCGGTTTTAACTAGGATACTTAGGGAGGATTTTTCCTTTATCATGTTTTTTACTAGGTCTCCGTTTGAATCATTTCCAGTAACGGTTAGAATATCACCATTACCACCCAATGAATGTATATTGGAAAAAACATTTCCTGCTCCACCCAGATAATAATGTTCAGATTCTTTCAGAAGAACAGGAACTGGTGCTTCCGGAGAAATTCTTGTCACTGAACCCATCACATAATGGTCCAGCATAACATCCCCGACGATTAATATTTTACTGCGAGAAAATTTTTTAAGTAGATCCAATTCCATTATTAGGAATTTAAAGGGTTTATAATGTTACTGCTGGTGCTTCCTCTTCTCCTGCTGCTTCCTCTCCGCCGGCTTCACCTTCCGCTCCGCCTTTAGTTTTCTCTGCTGCTTTAGCTTCTTTTTCCTTGTACTTCTGATTCATTTTAATCTGATCAGGATTCATACCCAGATATCTCTGTATTAGGAAGTCGTTATCAAAATATGCTTTTTCTTCCTCGCCAGCTTTTACTTTAAGTTCGCCTAGTCCTTTTATGAATTCGCTTCTTTTTGTAAAGCCCGACATCTCCACCATCTCCTCAAATTCGCTATCACGATAGTAATTAAGTCCGATATTTGCTTTAAAGCTTTTATCTCTAGATAGCTCCGGATGATCCAGACACATTTGTAAATAAAGTGGTTTAACGAGTATTTCCTGGAATATTGATCTTAGCCTTCTAAGGAACTTTTCAAATCTAATTTCGTCCCTTTCTAACTGATCTATAGAAATCTGATAGTTTGCTGGTGTTCCGTTTTTGGAAGCAAATCTAGCATAAGGAATTTTTGAATCCATCTTAAGTTTATTAAAGAAGTATAAAACATTCTCCATAACATTAAAATCAGGACCGCTTGGGTTTAGAGACTCGATAGTTGGTGATTGCCCATCCTTTTCAGGAAACAGGTAATTTTTATAAAATTGAACCTTCGGTCTACCGTTAATTGTTAATTCACCCGAAGCATCATTGATTGAAATATCCTCCTTGTAATTCGACATCAGTTGTCCGAGTGTTTGCATTGCTTTCTGAGGTGACTGACTACCAATCGGAATAATAAATTTAAGCCTATATGAAGCGTTCATCACATTCCAGATAACTCTGGAATTTTCCATGATTCTTAAAATGTTATAAGATCTAACTAGTCTTTCGATATAACTAACTCTAGAAACGCTATTACCCTTAGCATATGAAATATAAATAACCTGCTCATTTGTAAGCTTCCTGCTCATTTGAGGATTCTGCGGGTACTGGATCCAGAATTGTTTATATTCATTTTCACCGACTTTTTCAACAACGGGCTGAAGAGATGATGGGTCTAATTCCTTAAATCCTATAACTTCCTTACCCTTGTTATCATAGATAATTTCAAAAGCTAGAAATCCATCAATCAAGAATTGCTTAAAGTACTGCCAAGCTAGTACACTATTCTGAAATCCGAATACGTTATAGAGCCTATTATAATTGGTTGACATCTCATCTTTAATCTTATCCTTAAGATCCAGATTTATAAAAGATGGTTGTGCGAAGTAGTTTCTATCATCATAAGTTATTGACTCATCGGTAACTGTATCGATAATAAATTCAATCTCTCCGTTAAGAGAAAATTTTCTAAGGTAATTTCTTTTCTCGATATAATCCCTATCAAAGTAAGCGATATATTTTCTTACCTTAGTGTCCTGATACGAAGCAGTCCAATAAAAGGCATCATTTTGGGTGAAACCAGTACCGTCCTGATTGAAAAAATATCCCTCAGTCTTACCAATGGCTTGAGAATTTCTCACAACCATATCATCATACTGCATACCAAATTTTGATATGTTGCCTAGGTTTTTTAGAATGTTACCTAGAGCAGATTGATTGGGTTTTAAATAATCTAAAAATCCTGCCATTTTATTATAGTGTTACTGCTGGTGCTTCCTCTTCACCCTCTTTTTTCTCTTCCTCACCGCCTTTTTCTTCGGCTTTTTTCTTCTCTTTCTCTTTTCTCTCCATCGCTTCCTTGTTTGCATCTATATCCTGTTTGGACATACCCAGGAAGGTTTCAATAAGGAAAGCATTAGAGAAATATGGTTTATCCTCATCACCAACCAATCCTCCCATTGCTGTGATGGCTTCTTTTTTCTTATTCATCATATCCATCTCTTGATTTAACTTAAATGGATTATCAGAAAAATAATTAAGCCCCAATTGACTCTTGAACAAGAAATCCTCTTCAAGCTTAGGATATTTTTTAACCATTTGTATCCAAAGTGGCTTAACCATAATCTCCTGGAATGTTGATCTAAGTCTTGATATAAACTTGGCGAATCTAATCTCCTCCTTGTCCAATCCCTCAGCTCCGTTAGAATAAGGTGATGTACTTCCACCATCAGGATTATGAAATCTGGAAGGAGGTACCTTAGATTCCAATATGAACTTATCGAAGAAGTATGCTAGAGGCTGTGGATCATTTAAATTTGGTCCCTCAGTGTTTAAAGGCTCTATGGTTGGAGTACCGTTAACACCGGAAGGCATTAGATAATTCTTATAGAACTGTATTTTTGGCCTACCATCTATAGTTAACTCCCCGCTCTCGTCATTAAGCTCAATATCCTCCTTATAGATGCTCATTAACTCACCAAGGGTCTGCATACCTTTTTGAGGTGATTTTGATCCAATAGGAACTGTCATCTTTAATTTAAATGAAGCATTCATTACTGACCAGATAACTCTGGTGTACTCCATTATCCTAAGGATGTTATAAGGCCTGATTAATCTCTCAATATAACTTATTCTTGAGATAGCATTACCCTTAGCATATGATATGTATATGATCTGAGGATCGTAAAGAACTCTTTTTCTCTTGGGATCCTGCGGATATTGTGTCCACGTATTAACAAAAGATCCATCTATCTGCTTTTCTACACTAGGTACAAGTGTAACGGCATCCAGTTCTTTAAATCCTATGATATTTTGGCCCTTATCATCATAGATGATCTCAAATGCTAAAAATCCATCAATAATAAACTGTCTGAAATATTGCCAAGCAGTTATATCATCAGAGAATCCCCAGGTATCATATAGTCTTTTATAGGTCTCATATAGATCATCCTTGAGTTTTTCATTTATATCGCTAAGATCTATAAAATCCGGATATGCAAAAAAGTTGGAGGGGTCATAAGAAATTGCCTCATCGCACACGGTATCGAGCACCCATTCAATTTCCGGATTAAGTGAAAACTTCCTCAGGAAGTCACGTTTACCCTTATAGTCCTTGTCGAAGTATCCAATAAACTGTCTAGTAGAGATGTCCTGTTTGGCAAGAGTCCATAACATACTCTCATCCTCGACATTGGATTTATTTTTGTTTAAAAAAGCCGCTTCGGTTATCCCAACTGCCTGGGAATTTCTAATAACCATGTCGTCGTACTTCATTCCGAAAGTGCTAATCCTTCTCACAGAATCCCTTATCCTCTGTACAACAGGAGTCTGAGATGGGTTATTATTGTCTACAAAACCAGCCATTTATTCAAATAGTTTATTCATTCTATCGATATTTTTAAATTAATTTCGATTGATATTCTTTATATATCCCCTGTATAGGTAACCCCTCTATAGAATTTACCCTCAAATATGGTATTTTAGCCCAGTCACTAACCGAAATAACCTTAGGTTCTCTTATGAACTTATATTTAAATCCAAAGAGAGCATTCCTATATCCCGTATTCTTTAATAAGATAGCTAAATTTGAATCTTTCAGGTTCACTGGACTTTTTACCCCACCCTTATCATAAGATTCCTCGTTATCTTTTATTTGACCGGTAAAAGTATCATATATTTTACCGATAATGTCAATTCTAATTCTATGCGGAACCGTTATAAGGTCTATCCCCTTTACAATAGTACCTGACTCCTTCGTGTCAAACACATTAGTACAGAGTACGAGTGGCATTCTGTCTATAAATGGCCTATCCTCGGATATTTTAGCATCGGTCTGGTAATTAAACGTGTATATCTCTCCAGGAACAAAGGGTGGGTAAAATATCTTCTCCGGACTAGCATTTTTAAAATATTTATTTAAAAATAATTCGTCAGTTATGGAAAAAATATCCCCCTTATTTTCAGGATCATCCTTATATTCGAGTACGAGATCTCTATACATTATTTACTTTTAAATAAAAAATTCTCATCAATCACGCCAAATCTATATCCTCTTTTCTCTGCCCATTCCTTAGCTGCTTTAAATTTAGCTTGATTGGTTATCCAGATTTGCATGTTTCTATTGTAGGATTTAAGCTTAGCAACCGTCATTGTTCCTTCGTATAGTGGCTTCTTCGTTTGGCTTTCCGGTTTTATCTCTATAATCCAATCTTGTGATTCGCCTGAGTCCTTTATAACCTTCATATAGAAATCAACATGATACTTATGTGATTTCTTATCGAGTGGATTATAGTAGTCTATTGATACCGGTTCGGAGCTCCATTTAACGATTGCATCGTTAGTGTCACAGTATGTACAGAATCTGTACTCCCAAGAAGATCTATATATTATATTATGGATATCCCCTATGTACTTTTCAGGGTTCTTAGGTTCATATTTTCCAGATCTATATTCCCCGTTCGGTTTTACTTTCTTTATATCAGTCATAATGTTAATTAAACATTATACGAGTTATCATCCCCGGTAATATAACTAAACGGTATAGTTTTTGGGTTTTTTGGCGGATGTAATTTTTTCCACCCCTTAGCAAATCCATTCTTTGCTATCTGTGTAAAGTATGCAAAAGGATTATTAGATTTTTCTGGATTAAATCGATTCCAATATTTACAAAGATCTTCCATAGCAAAAGCCATGCAATCTTCTCTGTCTTCTGGATCCTTATATGACATCTTTTTGGCGATCCCCGATATCATCAATGTAAACATTGCTATGGTTTCAGGAGTGAGCTTACCCGCATTCTTTGATTCTACTACAGCGGCTAATAATTCACTGTTCTTAACATATTCTTTTGCCATTAATAATTGGTTAATTTGGGTTTATAGTTTTAGTCAAAAAACTAGGAAAGATTTCATAAAAAAAGAATGTAGCTTTTGGCTACATTCTTTAGATTTATTCTTTAGTATCTTCGGGATCGTCAGAGTCTTCCTCTTCGTTATCTGTTATCTTTTTACCATCGGGTGCTTTACTTAGCTTTCCTTCGGATGACTGTACGAATTTTTCGCCCGGTTTGTTCTGATTTTCAGCTTTAGGAGCGAAATAAAAGTTGCGACTTAGTTTTTTTTTACTTCGTCTGATTCATCTGCTTCGTCCAAATTATAACCAGTATCGTCAGAATCACCTTCGAAATCGATATCACCTTCTTTACCAGGGGCTTCCGCTAGATTCATACTTTTTTTAATGTCTCCGGTTAATTTGGTAGAAGCGTTGCTTTTTGCTTCAGCATCTGGTGCTTCCGCTAATTTATTTTCGCCTTCTCTAAGGTTATATCCTATTTCGTATTTTTCCCCGTCAACATCTTCACCATCAAAATCGGTTTTGTCTTTAGTTTCTGGAGCATCTGCTAAAAGATCCTCACCTTCAACTTTACCTTTTTCTTTCTTATTGTTACCCGGTGCTTTAGCTAAATCTCCCTTTTCTTTTTTGTCTTTAGCCTCGTTCATTGTGATGTTGTATCCATGAAGAGAATCAAGTTCCATTGCTATATCCTTATCTCCTTCACCTCTTGGTGCTTTAGAAAATCCGTGATTATCAGCAAAAGTTTTTAGTAGATTTTTTTGCTCCTCTATGCTTAGAGTAGATTTATTTAGATTGTTTGATTCTTTAACTTCCTCTTCGCCTTCTTCTTCAGCTTCTTCAGAGTTTTTCTCTGCTGCTTGGCTTAAAGCTTCTTCAAGATCAGAAATCTCATTTACTAAGAAATCCGAAGTTTTTCCGTTATCCAAAAGAATTGTATATCTTCCAGATGTACCATCAACCGAAATTATCTTTCCAGTTTCTCCTGATTCTTTAACTTTAATGAAATCACCAATGTTAAATTTTTCATCCTCTGAAACGTTAATCTCATCAGAAATTTTAATTTCTTCCTCTATTCTAGAAAGTTCGGAGTTAATCTGATTCCATTTTTCTTTTAATATGCTTAATTCTTTTTCAAGAATTGATTTAGCTGTTAAAATTTGTTTAGATTCTCTGTAAAGGTTATTAGATTCGGTTAAAGCATTGATCTTAGAAATCTCGCCTTCAACTCTTGTAATATTCTCAAGAACCTTCGTTCTGTCATTTACCATGACAGATTTAATTTTATTCTCACCTTCTAAGAAATCGGTTAGACCTTCAGATATGTCATATCTTAAATAAGATTTAACCATAGAAACTGCCTGAGTACCATTCACTTTATAAATTGAATTCTCATTCATAGCCTGATTGATCTTCTGAACGTAGATCTGATCATTCCATTTGAAAAGATTCGCAGAAACACCCTCGTAGATATTAGAAGTTATGCTCTTAGCAAAATCTAGTTCAACGATGTTAGAGTAGTTTGTGTATAATACCATCGTATCATGTACAACTTCAGATTCATTAACTCCAAAATAAGATCCAGATTCTAGACCTAATATTTTAGCTAAGCTTGCAACGTTACCAAATTTAAGTTTATCCTTACCTAGATAAACCTCAACGTTCTCGTTTTCCTCTACCAATTTAACTATTTTCTTGCCAAATTTAATTGAGATTCCGTTCTCGTTAATAGAAACGTGTGATTTTCTAGAAGATTCTATTAATTTGCTATAATCAGCAGGAAGATTTGAAATTTGTTTTTCTGATAATCTAACCAATTCTTTCTCAGTTGCTTCGAATATTGATCCTCCAATATAGAAGAATGTTCTACCGTTTTCAAATAAAACCGGAGAGTATACTTTAGATACACTAGATTCTCCTTGGGCATTTACTGGAATTTCAAGTTTTCTTGTATCTTTGTTTTCGTTAACATTCAAGAAGTTGATCAAGTTTCTAACTACCGGATTGAAACCGTATTTAGAAATATCTTTAACCAAAAGACCGTTTGACTTACTTTCAGAAACCAACCAAGTATTTAAAGTTTCAGAAAGTTCAGAGTAGAAAGAAGAACTACCGCTAGTTTTGATTGCTTCCAAAACTTTAGCAACTTCAATTTCTCTCGAATATTTTTTAGCTTTAGCTTTAAGCTCTTCAGCAATAGGGGTAACTGAATTGTCCCAGCTGAAAGATTCTAGTTCTGCAATAAAATTATGAATAACAGTAAATTCCGGTAATCTTTTAGCAGATAAAAGATTCTGATATTGCTCACATACGATTTTAGCTTTAGGGTATGAGTAGATAGAAGATTCCTTTATCTTAGAGATTGCCTCCATGATGCCAAGATTTTTAACTCCTTGTGCCTCAATGAAAGAAACCGTTACGGGATCAGATGTGTCCAATTTAGAGATGCTTTCGAAAAGATTCTCTGATTTTTTCTCCTCTTGTTCTTTCTTATCAACATAAGATCCAGAGTTTGAAGAAGTTCTACCTCCTAGTCCGCCCCAAGATTCCATCAAAGCAGCAGCAGTTCTTTTAGAGACTTCACTCTCCTCTTTTCTTATTGCTTCTATGTGATTAACAACGTTTGGTACGTCGTTCTGGATTGCTCCTGAATTATTATGTTCGTTGATAGAAGCTATCAATTCGTCCTTAGAAACGGATTCGCCGTTAAGGAAGCCCTCACACAAAGATTTTACCTCCGGTGATTTTGTTAGTTCTTTTAGTTTTTTAACTTGGTTTATAAAGTCCATGGTTTACTTTTTTTTTACTGATTATATATCCAACTAAGGACGAGAAACTTTTACTATATATTTAATGTAATTACAGCATTTTATCATTCACACACTAATATTTCCAACTTAACCGTGATTTCCGTGCTGGGGTTATGAAAAACTATACCGCCATTGCCCACGCTATCACTTGCTAATGTTCCAGGTTTTGATAAATTCCATCCTTCAAATTCCGAATCGGATGAGGATATTCTCTGTCCAGAAAGAACCATAAGTTCACCCATATAATTGGTATTTCCCTGGTATGTCCAGTTTATATACTTTCTAGACTCCAAAGTGGAACTTGGATAAATGGCTTTAACCGCTATGAAAGAAACGTAGCCATATTGATCTCCAATGTCAGTCTGACTCAAAAGTGAGTATGCACCAGGCTTCAATGTAACTCTGCTTCTCGAAAACCTATCCACCTCTATATTAAGATCCTTCATTGAAAGATATTTTGGTGGATTTGATGTGTTACCGTTATCGAGCACTAAATTACCTCGATAGAATCTAAATCCTTCTAGTACATCATACGGACATGTTATTGGTTGAGTTGCCATCTTAATTTGCTGTTATTACTGTTAATTGGACCTCAGAGTCGGTTGGGTTGGTAAAAATAAATCCACCATTAGCGCTATTGGCTGGACCCGTGTGCCCATATGTTGAAAATGGATCAACATCCCATCCTTTCCAGGGGATATCTTCCTTTATAGCTCCGGTCAATATCATGACCTCGCCCATTATATTTCTTTGTGATCCTTTATAATCCCAGAAGATAACCTTTTCTTCCCTAGGGGTTCCTGGCAAATAATTGGCTCTAGCTATCAGCATCGAAACCTCCCCATTAGTGCTAGTAAATGAGGATGGGTCTAAATTAGCAGATGTTCTTGGTAGTATAACAAAGGTCTGTTTTTGGTAATTTGAAAAACTTTGAAGCGGGTGAAAAAAGTCCACCACATTTAACGTATCAAGTGTCTTAGATTGGTGTACAACATCAAAAGATTCCTTTATAAATTCAATTTCATTGGGATCGTTGAATCTTTGGAATGTAGCTTCTATTATCTCCAGCTCATCCAGTTGTCTTGCTATATTGAGGTATTCTATTTCGAATCCAGCAGTGGCTCCCGATGGTGTTATAGCAAACCCAGCGCTACCACCAACTACAAGGGTTTCGCCAGTTTGTAGCGAGCTGCCTCCGTCAAAATTATCGGTGTTTAATATTTCAGAATCTGCCACTTATGTGTTTTATTTTTATAATTTAGTTGGATCAACCATAATAGGAATTCTATTCCTATTAGCTGTTGTAATAGTACTCTCGTTATAACCATCATCGAAAGAATCTGAATTTTCGGAAGTTGCCAAATCCAAAACAATCTCATCCGGTTCAGAAGATGCGACATCTTCAACCACCAATTCCTGAGCTATCTCCTCATGAACCACTTCGGAAACTTGTGATTCGGTGACTAGAATTTCCTCCACGGTCACATTCTTATCATCCTCAGGCTTTATATAGTCAACCAGGGATTTGATAAATCCTAGCGCAACCACAGGTAAAACTGCACCGCTTATAATCGACAATATTCTCTTCTGGTATATTAGCTCCTCTTCAACCAATCCGAACAGTTCAATCCATCCCTGAAAGTTCTGCAAGTGCGTATATGCATAATAGGTATTACCCATTGCTTGCATAAGAGTTAATATTATAAAAAGACCCCACACCATCCCCTTGTTCATTTTATCAAGCGAGATTAGTGATGCTAACGAAGCAGCAGCACCAACCTCAAATGCAATGGCTAAGCTAACAGCCAACCAAGTGGGATTGGATAATTTGAAAAAGTCTATAACGTGAATAGTGGAAATCACAGAAACCATTAAGTACAGGCTCACGAATGTGCCTATAATAAAGTAACTAACTGATTTTTTACTCATCTTTATTTTTTATTTTTTTCCAATTTTTTGATCTCTAGATCAATTTCACTCTGGCGATTCACGTCCATGATCTTTCTGTCAGTTGACTGGATCATTCTTTTTTCAGCCTTTAGCCCTTCAATTTCAAGGAGAATTCCAAGTTCCTCCCTGGTGCAAATAGAATCTAAAATGGCACTCTGTGTCTTAGATTGTTTTGATAATCTATTAATATCACTATTTGCTCCACATTGTCTAAGGAAAATAAGCAATAATAAGCAAAGTGCAATAACTTGGAAGTTAGCTTTAATTTTGTCTAGTACTTTCATAACTAATTTTTTTATTTTTTTTATATATCTCCAAAAGGTTTGCACAAAAAAAGCCAGCTTATTAAAACTGGCTTTTTTTGTGTTTTATAGGGATTATCCCAATGAAATCCCCTGCATAGCCGCAGCTAATTGTTTTTCTAGCTCCTTTACTGTGGCAGCATCCTCTTTAGCATCGGATAAAGCCTGATCGAAAGCTTTAAATAGTTTAATGAAATCTTCCGCACTTTTAAGTCCGGTCCCTTTAGATTTAGATAAGAAATAGTGGGTAGCCTCTAAAGGTAAAGCCCCTAGATAAATAACGTTGTCCTTTATTCCATCTTTTCTGATCTTCTTGATGTGTCTGTTTACTTCAACGATACCGAGAGCTTCAGTAGAATTCCATTCAGCTTTTTCCTGCATAAATGTTTCATATTGAGTGAAAAGTACATCATTACAAGATACTGCGTATACCTTAGATCTGATTTCGTCCTTTTTAGCGTCGATGGTCGCTTGAATCTCGTCCACTTTCTCCTGATCGTATCCAATCCCTAAATCACCCTGAGTATTCAAAGTGCCAAAGTCGATCTCATTGGATCCTCCTGGTAATTCAACTTCCATAGAAATTTGTTCTGCTTGCTTTTTACTTGATGCCATATTTTTTGTTTTATATTTTTACTATTGTGGTTGATTTTTGTTTCTATTCAAGCTCAAAAATATCCAGACTATTCCTATTTTGATCGAGATATGCTCTTAAAGGTTCTCTGAGATCCTTTGCAGGATATATCTTAGGGTCCGAGTCTGGTCCAATGTGACATAGAAATCCGCTTTCTGTGTCTATACCAACCTCATCTTCAAGTATGAGCCTATATAGACTTATCTGAATTGAATATTCATTGTGTTGGTTTTCCCATAAATGAGAAAATGGTCTAAGCAGTTTCTTGTACTTACCCTTTGGGTGATCGTCATGCTTAAAGTCACCATTAGTTTTCCAGTCCCCTATAATAAGAAAAACCTTCTGCATTTTCTCGTCCCAAAAAAGTAATGGCTGATCTATAGTTCCCGCTAATCTCCATTTTCTTGAAAATATACGTAGCTCAGATTTCAGGGGGATAAGTACCTTTAACTTTCTTTCATAGAGATCCAGAAATTTATGGACTCTCTTGGAATACTCCTCCTCAGCATTATACTCTGGTACATCGGGATTTAATCCGCTCCAAAAATCCTCAATGAATTTATGAACCCTGGTTCCAAGATCATTAGCAACATCGGCTTTATATTGCCACTCGTTAAGTACTAGTGAAACATCCACTCCTCTCTCCTGTGCCTTCCTTTTCGACCAGTATTCACGATCGAAAGGAACCTTGAAATTTTTAAGGTATGTTGTTACGGAATCATATTTAATTCCATCGTATCTGTAAACGTGGGATTCCTCGTGGAAGCTAAATTTATTATCATTAGTAAAAAATTCAAGCTTCCTCTCTATTTCATTCTTCAGTATCAGTACCTCTTCCCTCATTATGATAGGTGTAGGGTTTTTAATATCCAATCCCATTTAGCTATCAATAAAATAATTGCCGTCACCTCTGCAATAAATCTAAGAACCCATAACCAAGTAATGTGTCTAAAGAAAAATTGATAAACCACAAGATATGACTCCTCGTCAGTGTTTTTAACGGGCTCTATCCACATGGTCAGTAACTCCTCAAGGTTAAGAGATTTTAAATATTCGTTTGTTGGTTTAAGGTCATTAACAACGAAAGAAGGTCTAGCGTCTCTAGGAAGATCCTGGGAAAGCAAAATCTGTGGTGGTAAATTTATCACCGTATAGATTCGGTTTAGATAATCCCTTCTGAGTCTTCTTCTTGCCCAGAGGGGAGAATCTTTTTCCTCCTTCTTTATGACTCCCACATATTCACGGTAAAGTGATATTTCTTTTATTACTTTAAATAGTCTAAACATAGGACTTTACTTTTTTATACTCCAATTTCAGGTTATTGTTTCCCGTCTATCTTCTTTCTGATCTTACCCCTTGCTCTTCTGATTCTGGTGGCAATAGACCTTTTCTTAATACCATACTTCTCTGCTATATCCTTATATTTCATATGGTTGATCTCTCGATCTATCATAATATCACGATATAGCTCGGGAAGGTCCCGGATCTCATCTAAAACTGATTCGTAGACCTCGTCAAGATTGGATCCCTCATTAAAGAAAGCATAAGTAGGGTCATCCTCTAAATTATATTGTCCTCCAATATCACCAATTGTATTCTTGGATGAAAGAAATTCTAATTCGGAATCGGTGTGGCTGTAGTATCTTTTTCTTGACTTCATTAACAATAACGATTCATTTCTCGCTATGTTATAGCACCAGGTTGAAAAGTTACCTCTTTCATTATTATATTGTTCTATCTTTAACCATATCTTCGACATTGTGTTAAGAAAAGCATCCTCAGCAAGTTCCTGGTCTTTTAAAATTAGGTAACAGTGATTGAGTATTCCTGGACGGAGTCTCTCAAATAATACCTTAAAACTCTTATCATCCCTTCCCGTAATAAAATCTTCTGCTAGCTTCTGGATATTCTTCTCTTTTTGTTGCATGTGTTAATTTGATTTAATTTGTTAGTTTGTCTATTTTTAGAATTTCGATTCCAGCTTCGGCTAGGAAAGAGAGAGATTCAGGTTTTCTATAAACTTCGGAAAAAACGACCTTCTTTATTCCCGACTGTATAATGAGTTTAGAACATTCAAAACAGGGGGACAGTGTTACATATAGAGTTGATCCATCGGATCCCTGTGTGCTTTTGGCCAATTTTGTAATTGCATTAGCCTCCGCATGTAATACTTGAGGTAGGGTAACATCATCAATCTCACATATATTAGGAAATCCGGTAGGTGATCCGTTATATCCATCCGATATAATAGATTTATCCTTTACGATCAAACACCCAACCTGCATTCTTTTACAGTATGAGTTCTTTGCCCACACTGATGCCATTTCTAAATAAATCAGATCTCTCTGATCGGCCTTAATATTTTCGGGATGGAATTCCATCGAGGATACATCGTATTTTCCCTCACTATTTTTTTTGATCCTCCACATGGAAAGATTCAAAAAATCCCATGTTATAAAAGATGTATCGTCGTATGTTTTGTCGTTGACTTTGTATGGTAATTGCATCTGAGAGTTTATTCAAATTTGATTTTTACAAATGTAATATAAAATCTCGGAATAAAAAAATATTTAACGGTATTTTTTAAACCCTCCTTGAATCGGGTCTATATGGACCTGACATAGGTGAAACATTTAATGGTCCCTCGAGAAGGGATGCTATCCTAACAAGAGCAGATTTCATCTCCTGTATATCATTAGATGTCATTCCGCTATCTCCCATTTTTTCAGATTTAGCTTCGGCTGGCTTATCCGAAGTCTTGCTTTCTGTGCTTACCGCTTCGGTTGGAGATTTTTTCCCCTCACTAACTTCCTCTTTTGCTGCAGCAGGCTTTGGTTGGGCTTTAGGTGCTGGAGGTGTAGATAGCTTCTTAATATCTGTTTTGAGCTCGGGTGTCTTAAGCTCGGGTGCTTTTTTTGCTAGTGATGGTAGTTTTACTTGTTTACTTAACTCAGATCCTACCCCGAGTATATTGCCAGCAGTACCTAGTTTTCCACCAAGCTTATCTCCAAACATCCCGCTAGCTCCTTTCAGAAGATCCGATCCTGAAGATAGTAGTTTTGTTTTATCGACGTCCTTAAGAAGGTCCTTGCCTTTAGCAAAGATATCAGATTTGTTTTTATCGCCTTCGGCTTTGCCATCATTTTCCTTATCTTTCTTCCCGAATATTCTTGAGAATAGTCCCTCTTTCTTTTCTTTTAGCTTAGCTTCCTTTTCTTCCGATTTTTTTTCCTTCTTATCTGTAGGCGCGGGTGGGTTTACAACCTCCTCAGCTTTATTATTTACAGGTTTGGTTAGTTTCTTTAGATCATCCTGAGTAAATTCTGATGTTACTTTCCCCTGGAGTCCCTCCAGATATGAATTAATGTCCTCCTCTAGCCAATCCGGTTCACCGTCATAATACACGGGATCTGCTGTAAGTAATTCATTTCTTTTCCTAGATATTTCTTTTTCACTAGGAGCATCGGGTCCTAGCTTTTTTAGAATATCTTGTCTTGCTTTTAATATATCATTGGGTATAACAGCGGATCCTTGTTGTAGCTTAACTATTTCTGGTCCCTTCTCACCAACAAGGTATTGTCCGGTTTGATTAACGGGTCCACCTTTCTCGAATGCACCTAAAAGTCCCTTACCACCCTTTAATAAACCTCCAAGAGATCCAGAGACAACGTCTTTTATACCACCGCCTTCTTTTAATCCACCAGCAAGACTCTTTATATCTAGACCTTTGGCCATATCGCCAATACCCTTAAAATCCAGTCCCTTTATCCCCTCGGTCAATCCCTTAAAATCTAAAGATTTAAGATCCTTAGATAGGCTTTTAAAATCAAGTGATTTAAGGTCCGTAGAAAGACTTTTGAAGTCGAGACCACCTATACTCTTGGTGAGCTGAGAGAATTCGCCTTTTAGACTATTAAGATCCAGACCTTTTATACTGTCTGCAACCTTACCAAGATCCTTAGTTCCCTCCGTGCTTTTTTCCTGCACCTCAACCAAATCGGATGTGGTGGCGGTGTTCTTTTTGATGTCACCGGAAAGCTTATCTACATTTCTAGATAAGTCTAATAAAGAGGAAATAAGTTTAGGATCTGTAGCCATGCTGTATATATTTCTTTTTATCTAGTTAGGTTAAATAATTGTTTAACACCTTCCTCCGTTTGTTTTGCTGCATTTTCTTGCTCAATTGCAGCATTGAGTTTGTCGAGCCAGATCTGGTACTCATAGAAAGGCAAAGATTCCAACCAATTTGGATCTATCTTATGTTCATGCCATAGTCTAAATTTGATATCAAAGAAGTTCTCCAAAGATATCTGAAATAACGAAAAGAGATCTGATCCCGCTGGGAAAGTTGATATCAGCGGTGACCTCCTCATCACCGCAAGCTGGGCATTTTTGTTTAACTTTTAGTTCAGTCCCGAGTCTTATCTTTTCAGAGAGCTCAAAATATAAGCTGTATTCCTCCTTAGTCCAGTAATCGGTTTCTCTCATTCTCAGTGAGATCTTATCTGTTGTCAAATCTCTCCACTCATTAAATAGGAAAGGTGCAATCTTAAGGAATCCCTCATCAACATCAGAACCTCTTCTCGAAACATCGGAAACAAATTTAGAAATTGCTTTAGTAACGCCTATACTAGGTACGCTCATCTCTATCCTTTTTCCTATCTTTTTAACGTCAAAGACGAACGTTCGTGTTTCAGCATCATAATACTTAATGATTCTATCATCGAGCTCGTACGAGCTTAAAACACCAGTCCTTAGCTCAATGCCATCCTTATATGGGCAGTCAGGTGTTTCTTTACATGACTTAGTCAATTGTAGTATTATCGAATTCTCACCTCTTACGAAAGTTAGATCTCGAACTGCCATTATTATAAAGAACCTATCCTCTTGTTTTAGGTCAAGATATGAAACTACGCCCTCTCCTGGAAAATCTATTCTTAAACATCTGTCAAGAATATAACTCAGCTTATCCTCTATATCCAATCTGTCATCATCGTCGATGGTGGAAAAATGTCTAATCTCTCTTACCTCAGCAGCTCTTATTGCAAGTTTTGTTCCCTCTGGATAAAACATGCCCTTAGACGGTATTATCTGAACGGGTAGGTTTTTCCAACCGGTATCAAATGCAGGTGAGACAGATTGGGCTTTTCCGAAGCTATTTGCTGGTTGCTCGCTCTCGTACACATTCTTAGGTGCTTCGGTCGAAATTGCTGCAGACTCTTTTACGGGAATCTCAGCTTCGGTGTTCTTCACAGAGCTTGTAGATGAAGTTAAAACTTCACCATCTGGTAATTTTGGTTCTTCCTGAATTGGATCGTCGTAAACTACCCCTCCGGATAGCTCCTTTCTTCTTAGAATCTCTTCTGGTGATATGTTATCCATAATAATTTTGATTTTATCTATTATATAACACAAAACAAAAAAAGAGGCCAAAATAGGCCTCAAATTTTAAATATTTTTTATTATTAGTTATTAAAGGAATAGATCTTCCCAATAATCACATACCCAGCTAGTCGTTACACTATAGATTGTTGACTGCTCATAATCAAGATCCATCGCATTTATAGCTTCACTTAGGAAGCAAGAAGGTATTCTTATTCGTCTGAAAACATCCCCTCTTTTGTTGAATATTGATATAGACATAGATCCCACATAATCAGATTTTATGCCCATTGCCCCAGTTAGTGGATTATAGATCAAATCTGACCACTGTCTAAGAATCTTGTAAACCGACATGGAATTAGCATCATTTAAGTTGACCTCGAATTCCATAGTTAAAGTCATATCACTCTGGGAAGGCTCACCTCCAGCATATCTTCTTGTAGCAAACTTGTACTGCTGGTTAATAGTTTGTGCTGGAGCGATGTCAACTGTTAATCCACTTATTGATTTAACCTGCTGTGCCAATATACTTTCACCTTTAAAGGTGGTTGATGCAGCAACAATCCCAGATGGAGGATTTATTAAAACCTCAAACTGGTTTAAATAAACAGGTTCGAAGTAGTTTATTCCCGCTTTAGAATTTGTAAAATGTGGTAATCCTGCCATTTCTATTTTTTATTTTATAAGAATAAATCTTCCCAGTAATCAACCGCCCAAGTCATATCATCTATCTTATATAGATCAGTCGAAAGATAACTTAAATTCATTGGAGAGATTGGCTTAGTAGGAAAACAATCTTTACAGGTTATTCTTCTGAAAACGTCTCCTTGTTTATTGAATATAGAGATAACGATAGTACCGGTATAATCATTTTTAAGCCCCATTGCACCCGTTAATGGATTATAGATAAGATCCGACCATTGTCTTAGTGTTTTAAAGACATACATCGAATTAGCATCATTTAAATTGACGCTGAAACTTAAACTAACGTCCATATAGGTGGTTTCAGGTTTAGCACCAGCATAGTTTCTTTTAGCAAATTTATACTTCTGACTAGTTATACCTGGATTTTTATCGAGTGAAAGTCCACTAACTTTACTTACGTGCTGAAGCATTATTTCACCACCAGCTACAGCACCAGGAGGTATAATTGTTACCTCAAACTGGTTCAGATAAACAGGTTCGAATTTGTTTATTCCTGAAAGTGAATTTTGAAAATGTGATAATCCTGCCATAGTTAGTTATATTTATCTTTTGCCTCTAAAATCAGTAAATATCATTATACGAATTGTATAAATCCACCTGCTGCGATTCCGCCAGTTCTAGTAACAGTAATTCTATTAATGAATTTCTGAATTCCTCTAGCAGGTTCGATAATAACATCAATTATACCCATGTTCATGTCGATAATTGCTGGAGTGTTATTAGAAGCATCCATGATAGTTTGGTAAGCATAAATACCTCCACCTGCTCTTACACCGTCTAAGTAGTTATCAACCAATGTTTTTATTTCAAGTCTGATTGAATCGTCATTGAAATCAAATAAGTAATTAGATAGGATTTCCTGAACGTCAGATTCTATACTAATTAAAAGATCTCTTACGTGAACTAAATTAAATGCAGAGTTAACTTGTTGGTAAGCTGTTTGGTTACCGAAGATAACCACACCAATTCCTCTTCTCTTGATGATCGGGTTAATTCCGAATGGTTCAAGATTTCCTCTGTCCTCATCAGTAAAGTCATATTCAACTCCTACCACGCTTGATCCGCTTATTACCCCTCTTTTTTGACCTGCTATAATTGCGTAAGGTTCTCCGTTAGCAAATTTTCTAAGGAAATTATTAGAAACATAAGCTGCTGGTGGTACTTCAACGTTTCTGTTTGATTCTCTGACCGTAATATAAGGTGAGTAGAAACCGCAGAATTTAGCTCCATCATCTTCAGTCGGTAGACTGAATGTGTATGAAGGATTAAGTGATAAGTTACCTCCGTCTGCGATATAAGCAGTGTTCAATTTAGGATAAGGATTAGCTGCTGTTGGAGCATCGGTAAATCTAGGATCCGTACTAGCTCTAAATTGAGCCATTGAAGGCGCGTTAATAATAGCAAGTGCTTGTTGTCTCAATTTAGCAAGCTTACTAAGCTGATATTTAGAATTAGGTAGGATTTGTCCAGAGAATGTATCTACGATGTATCTGAATGAAATAACGTCCTTAGAAGCTAATGTTTTAGCTATATTGGTGTCATACATAACGTCCAAAATCTCAGTTAGTCTAGCATCACTTCCGTTAGGTCTATGCCAATCAGTCATTACAAATCCTGAAAGATATGATAAATCAAAAGATCTAGTGAATTGAGCTATAGATAAGAATTTTTGAACTCTAACTCCGTTTGTTGTAGAATAGTAGTAAACTGGTCTTGCAGCTACCACTCTGTATACTCCCGCTGTAGTTGTACGAGAAACTGAAGTGATCTTAGCTAATCTATTCTGTCTATTTCCTGTTGCAGGCTCGCAGATATCAAGATCTGTCGATACAACCAAATCACCAACAGAGAATGGAGAATTACCGTTAGCATCCAAAGTTACAGTGAATGTGGTAACGTCTATTCTTGTACAATCTACGAATTGGTTGATTGAGCCTTCCTGAGAAACTATATCAAAACTTTGTGCACTTACTGGATTACCAATGTTATCCGAAGCGTATGTTGTACCAAATCCAGGTACATTAGCGATTGTTACAGTGTCTAGATCAACGCTAGAAAATGCTCTTGTATAAACCAGATTGAATTGGTCTCTATCAACTGTTTCCTCAAACCCTAAGTATTTAAGTTGGGTTCCTGCTGAGTTTGTCCATGCCAAATCTCCGTCAGTTACTTCTGCATATTTATTATCCTGATATAGATCAGAAGCATTGTAGGCTACGATGGTATTAGAAACTCCAAAAGGAGCACCAGGTCCAGTAACACCTTCTGGTGTTGCTACGCTTTCGATATTTAAATAATCAGAATTACCAAACTGATAAGCATCCGTATAGAAAGGTTGGTTACTTCCAGAGGCACCGGTATTATAAGATGTTAGGTTGTAAGTAGGTTTAACAATTATACCTTGAGATCTATAGAAAGATGTATCCAATGGGTGGGTAAAGAATATTCTAAGAGCTCCCGAAACGTCTTTAGTTCCAGTTACTTTAAGTTTAACTAGGTTAGCTTCAGAGAATTGATTAATTAAACCTCCAGTTAAACCTCCAGTGTAACCAGTCACCACACCTAAAATGAATTTCTGATCGTTTGATGAGCTAACACTTAGGAAACTCTTAAGCTCCGTTACGTCAGTAGAATTTGCCATATAACCTCCGGTCACACCGTATGCTCCTGATGTTTGAAGATAGTGTAAACCTCCGTCATATGCTGAAGGATCGTATGTATTAAATGATTGGTAAACAACACCTGCGGTTGAACCAGTAGCACCGGTTAGAGTGAATAATGTACCAACGTTAGCACCTGTCGTGTAAACAGTAGCACCAGTAGCACTATTGAAACCAGTAGCACCGGTAACTCCAACTACATTTTGATTGTATAGGTAATCGGCAACTAACACCTGATCGTAACTTAAGAAGTTAATTTTAGGTGTAGCTAAATCTCTATCTCCACTTAATTCGTCGATTAGGTGATTTCCTACTAGATCTATCCTGGATGAATTATCGCAGATATCATCAAATGCTTGTTCGTCGATAGCACAGAATAAACCTGTTGAAGGTGTTCCGTTGTTAACTAATGTTTGTATATACTGGTTAACTCCGTTAAGATCAACGAAGTCCGGTATGATACATCCAGTTATTGTAGTCACGATCGAAACGTCAGGTTCAGCAAGGAAAGAGTCTATTCTGCTCTTGATGAATCCATTATTAGTGAAATATGTGGTCCATTTAGGATCGATTGCAAGAGCTTGATAATTTGTCCAGTTACCATAAATTGCAATAACATCTATGAAATAATCCGAGATGTAATCGTAAGGGTGCATAAACGTCGGAACGTTATTTGCTCCATACCAATCGATTGCGAAAATATCAAAACCCTTAAGAGGCTTAGAAGAATCCGTAGATTTTCTAACTATTATACTCATAGGAGTTTTTCCAAGATTGGTTAAGCTGAAAAGTTTTCCTTGATCGGCAACACTTAGTGTTGCAAGGAAATAATTAGGATCAGCAAACCAGAATCTCTCCTTGTTATAGTAGGATGAATATAGTTTGCTAGTGATAACACCGTTATATTCCTCGGTGTCAACAGAATAAGCCTGATAAGTTGCTTCGTCCGGATCTGCAGTATCTACGTCGTCATTTAATCTTAATAGATTCAACGCAAAGACCGGTCCAGTATTTAAACATGTTAAGATGGATCTTTGGAAAAAAGATCCTTTATTTTCTAGTGATCTGTCTACGTCACCAAAAATAGATATAAGAGTTGTTACATCCGGGATATAGACTGGGGTATTGAAAGGCCCCTTGTTAGAGAAACCTACAACCAATCTAATAGTCTGAGACGTTAGAATGACGTTTTGTGACGCGTCAAATTCTAATGTATAAACTCCAGATGCTCTAAACTGTGAGTAGTCTATTTTTACCTTATTTGCCATTATTTTTCAAGATATTTTTGCTTCTAGACTATATATCAAAAAAGAAACAGGAATTATTGATAAAGGATATTTAAATAACCATTATTACATGAGTTTACTAAAATCCCCGTAGCTTCTTCCATCCTTGGTACTAGGTCCTCTCTGATTCTCGTCTAATATTTGTCCACCCTCAATTTTTCTGATTATTATGTCCTTATATGGATTTTCCGTAAGCTCATCAAAGACGTCACCAACTATCTGATTAAAGTCATATCCATCGAATAAACCTGGTAAATTAACTAGGGTCATTGCAACATCATCATGTCCGCTCTGGCTCGAGTAAGTTCCTCTCGAATTTAACCCGAAAGTGAAAAGCTCGGGTATAGTCCATTTCTTCTCATTTACTAAGATTTTATCGCTCTTAACCAGGCTTCTGAGCAATTCACAATACTTCATCTTGTTTTTCTCGTTGTATTTTATACCCGGTTTTAGTACTCTGGCACTTTCGCTGTGTTTAGTAAACAGAAACATCTCATCGTAAAAATCATCTCTGACGGTGAGTTTGTCATATAATATCTCGCCCTTAAAGTTCATCTCTAATGCGATCTTAACCCTATCCACAGTAAAGAGGTCGCTGCAGAGAAGTTGTACAAGTTTAGTAAACTCCTCAAGCTTAATTTCATTATCTCTAAATACGCCGACCTGGACGAGTCCAAAAAAATCAGCCTCGTCCTCAAATTCCTCTATTCTATCAATCACTGTCTTAGGTAAAGGAGTAACCTTAAATATATTAATAACCGTAAAGTCTCCCTTTCCGCCAGCACTCAAATCTATAGATAACACAAATTTCTTACCCGGGCCGTCGCATTTATCCAGGTCGAACTTAGGGTGCCATATTAGATTCTCGTAGTTAACACCGTTATCATGAAGACAACTGATTTCTTTCCAGGAATATTCAACTTCATTTTTTCTTATTTTTTTAAGCTCATTGGATCCCAAAAGTAAACTTGATGAACTTAAAAATTGGTTACCGTATTCCTGATTGAATAGCTCTTCACTTCCTAAGTTACCTATCTCCCTCTGTTTCCAAGCTTCGTCTCTGCCGGGAACCTGCCACCAATCCACCCTGATTGGATTAAAACTGTTTTCACCGTCGAGAGCACCCTGATAAATTTCATAGAATTTATTCATTCCATTAGGTGTCGATGTGATTATGATCCGGGAGACCTTGGACGAGGAAACTGTTGGATATGTGGATCTAAAGAAAGCCTCGATAAAATTGGGGTTAATGTGGGCAAACTCATCCATGTATAAGAAATGAATTGTAAAACCAATACCGGAAGTTTTAGTTGTAGTCTTTGCTAAAACTCTACATCCGTTATCAAAACGCATTGACATAACGTTGTTTACCATTATACCTGGCTTTAAAAAGAATGGTAGCCCCTTAATAATAGATTTAATCTTGTCCATTAATTCCTCCGCAGTGTCACCGACGTTGGCCAGGATCATTGCATTTTTATCATGGTTAAAAAGTAGGTACCAAACAAGAATTATAGAAGAGGTGATCGATTTACCAACCTGTCTCGGTGCAAGAAAGATATTAAATCTGCTACCCTGATATTCCCTAAGAACTGAATCCTGGTAATCTCTCAGTCTGATATAATCCAATCCAGTATCGGTCATTACCTTACAATACTTGGCAAAATATGTCACGTCCTCCGCGCATTTTTTCATTTCAAGTATCTCATCTTTGGTGTACTCCCAGAGAACGTTGGCTCTTTTGAGATCCGGATTATTGTCATGAAATGGATTTTCTACACTTTTATAATCTAGACCTTCCCCATCAACTCTCCTTAATAGCTCATCTATTCTGGCTGTTGTCCAATAGGATGTTTCCTGCTGGACTCCATTTTCTAATAAATCCTCCATATTATTCTAGTATATCATCCTCGATTTCATATTCATCTGGATCCTCATAGGTATCGGAATCCTGTCTCATCGGATTTTGTGCGTCGATCCTTTTTTTGTCTCTAGCATTAACAACCGCATTAGGATCTATGACCTCCGGTTTAACGTCAATAATCTCAGAACCTATAATATCCCGGAGTCCCTCCATTATACCTCTGGTTCCCCTTGATCTTAGCCCGCTGTCACTTTGGTTACCTGTTGAAAGATAAACACCATCAGATCCAGGAACCTGATCTAGCACCATCCCACCGGAATGTCTTTTCTCCTCTATCTCTATCTTTGTCTTCTTGTAATTCTGCTCCATCTTTTCCAGATATGCCTGATAATCCTTGGGCATCTGCATTATCTGAGATTGTAGCTGAGCTAAGACCTCGAAGAGTCTGGGATGCATATTACCTAAATCTATCTCCTCTAATATTTTAGTAATGGCATGTTGAGCTGATTTTAGTTGAAACATCATAGCGGAGAGATTCATCGTGTCCGCTTTTTTCTTAAACTCCACGTGGGATTCTGTTTGATCTAAATCGACATAAAATTTAGTAATGGAATCCAATAATGCTTTGGCTTCGGACAAAGCAGTGGACTTCTCACCAGCAAAATCCATCATCTCAGTGGTTTTTAATCTGGGAAGTTCATCGGTATCAGAAAGTATGTTATCTAGTGCCTCCTCCATTATGATGGAGTCTAAACTTTCTTTTATTTTTTCCTGTACGACCTTTTCAGGTTTTGGTTTTCTTCTTGGCATATCTTATCTATTTCGTGCAAACTTAGGCATGTTCAATAGAGGTTTGGCGTTATCAATGATGTGTGCGAGCTGCGCGTCACGCACGATGTTTTGGTTCAGTACTGTTGATTGTGTATCTATATCTATCATATTTTTAAATAATCTCACATTGCTTAAATAAATTGGTCCAGTAAATACCTTATATGAATTATTATCGGTTCCATAATAAGGACTAGAGGTATCGGTAACTTTATCTGATGGTGCTTTGAAAGTTATTGGTGTGGTAAACATTCTAACTTCTTCGTGGACTTTATCAAGCTTACTAGACTGTTCAGCAGGATTTGTAGGATCATATGACATTTCCCAGATGTTAGCAGCGATTTGTTTATAAACGTTAGATACATTTACAACAACACCATACCAGCTTCCGTATTCTGGGGTGAATTGTAGAGGTGAATTTATAACGGTGTCATTTAATCTTATCACTAAACTTCCCTGTCCTAAGAAAGGGTTTGATGTTTCGTCAGTAACACCAGAATGTATCAGGTCAATTCTAAGTCCCTTTATATCGTCATTCTCCGTTAAATATAATCCGCTTATTAGGTTTCTGCTTTGTGCCTTTTGCATTTTCCATATGATGGTTCCATCAGAAAATGTTGTTGAATTATTCTTTATGGTGAACCTATATTCGTCTATAACCTCAACAACTTCATATCCTCCAGAGTGAAGTTTATCCCCCTGTATAGCAACATATCCCTCCGGATTAGAAGCATAGGATTCCCATCTGGATAATCTATGTCTCTTAGGATAGCTATTAAAATAAAGGTAATTCGAATCGGAAGATTCTAATGTTAAGTTCAGTACTGGATAGGGTCTTCTTAGCATTTGCTGGTTATCATAGAAATCCTTAAGTGTAAACCAACATGTATACGCAAGTTCACCGGCTGAAGCAAGTTCAGGTAGTATCTTATATCTTATGGCATTTCTATATCTATTAGGATCATATCCAAATTCTGAATCATCAGCGAAAGCCTCGTAAAGGTCATAATAATGATTTAAAACTATAGTCCAGTTATTATTAAGATCATATCCTATAATAGAAAGATCCTTATAAACATAAGATCTGATAGGATCTTGAGACATTTGAGTTATCGTGGTAGCATATTGTTGCGGTTTAGCAGCCTTAAGTTCTTCAGCTCTAACATCATCACCAAATAGATCCTCAGTGGTTAGAGATATTCCATCCAACTCCTCCTTGTATGCTGGATCTTGAAAATAAGTATTACTTTTAGGATTATATTTCTTAAGCTCTATCTTAAAATATACCGGAGCATTCATAAAATCTCTAAATAAATACGTTGAATTTATCTCATAGATTCTATTAGTTATAGGAAAGTATATAATATCTCTCTTTCTAGGCTGAGATCCCTTTCCAAATATTCCTTCAAAATATCTTTTATCAATCTGTATCTCAAAAGGCTCCTCGAATTGAAGTCCAAATGGGTCGAAGTTAATCTTGTTATCAGGAAATTGATTCTGAGGAACCAATAGCTTAACACATTTTTCGTCAACAACATTAAATATCGTATACTCCCTTAAAATAACATCCTTACCTCTGGCTTGTGGCTGTACTGAATAATAATTAGCTTCCAATCCAAATACATTATTAACCATCAGACTCAGATCCTGATATAGATTTAATGCTCTATTTACAGCATAAGGATTAAATGTGAATTTACAATCAGAAAAAACGACCGGTCTGTTCGATATCTCGTTTGAGCATATTGCTGCCGGTTTATAGATTACAACTTCCGGAGTAGGAGCATAATCAAGATCCAATTCGAAACTAACAATAACTATTGATGGATCTATTGGCTCGTTGGTATTATAAACTATGGTGCCATCATCATTTACAAGAACCGAAGTGAATCTAAATTCGGGATAGAATTTATTATTAGGATCCAATGTGATTTCGAAAAGATCCGAAAATTCGTTAGTAAGTCCACCTAGTGCTGTTCCTACGTTTGTCCAAAGCGACCATGTTTTTCCATCAATACTATATCTGAAGTCTATAGAAATATCATTTGCATCTATCGCGGATCCGGAGTTACTACTATTGGAAGCATCTATAATCCATCCATTGAATTTAGTAACATATTCGAAAGGCTTATCCCAGGTAAGTACACGGTAACTTCCGATGTACGTGAAGTTTAGAGCACTCTCCAGTTGCTCTATCCTTATGTCATAATACGAAGAAGATTCACAAGGTTTGTAGTAGGTGTTTCCGTTTATAGTGACCTCATGATATCCACCACATCCTATTTGCTGAGCCCTTGCAGAAGCGGCTCCTGGTGTAGAATATATGTTGTCAACAGAGGATTCTTTTATCTTTGATGTGTTCTGTAAATCATCATGATAATTATACCTCTGTTCGGATAGGTCATATTGTTCACCGTTACCGTCGGTAACAGGTGTTCCTTTTTTCGGAAATTTATCTTCTGGGTAAAAATTCATTTATAGCTAGATACTTTTATTATATATCCGCTATTAAAAAGGTTAGTTGGATCCCTTTGTATAATCGGATTCGATCCAATCCAATATAGAAATAAAGACGTCTTCGGGCTTTATTGTTTTCGTACATTCAAAATATCTATCGGTTCCCTTGTGAACCGGACACCACCACCAATCTCCTCTATCGAATTTATACTCGGTTTTAGTAAAGCATCCATGGCAAACATCACGATTTATAATACGAAGACATCTGTCAGAGAATTCAAGAAAAGGATCAGTAAATCCAGAGATAACGACTGTTGGTACTCCTAAAGCCCACGAAAGCCATGATAATCCGGAGCTTAATCCGATGAAAAACTCGCATTGAAGTAGGTCACTTACTCTGTCCCCAATTGGAATATCCCCGCTTAGATCCAAAACACCGTTCAGTGAATTGGCTTCTTTTTGGATAAGTACCACCTCATAACCAACACTTTTTAACAGATTTACTAATCTTTGCCACCCACCAGGATAGTGCCAATATTTAGCACCTGCAGTGGATTCGGTTGCAATGCAAACGTATTTCTTATTAGTGGGTCTTGGATTTATTTTTTTATTAATTAGTGGTCTAATTTCGCCGGAGTACTCAACATCGAGAATGTCACTACTTACCTTTTGCAAAGGTATTGTTCTCGGATCGATCTTATGCATATTCCTATCTTCCTCCTGGTACCACCCAACACCAATAATGACAGACATACCATCCTCTCTGTACCCAGGAGGTCTGAATGTGATATTCTCATATTGGCCATCAAAAAGATCGTTATAAAAAGTGGTAACTATTAGATTTTGAATTTCGTATTTTTTCCTAAACTCCTCTATGTAAGGTACCCAAGCTATATTATCACCCAAAGATGCACTATCGATAGAAACACAAACCTTTCCAGATTTAAAATACTCCAGCATGGAGAATCGATCAACTAAAATCCCCTTCTCATCGTATGCTTCCATCGTACAATCAAATACTCCTCTTTTAAAAGCATTAGAAAACATTCCAGTGTGAATTTCTGCCGTGTAGATGATATCAGACCCATCTCTTATAATGGTCGTAAATCTATTAGATCCTCCCTCGATATTTTTACCGGAAACGGATATCTTAGGGTAATAATCAAACCACATATGAACCTTGGGTTCAACATTTGATTCGATGTACATTGAACCAGCTTTGTTTATTCCTGAATAAACCGATATAGAATTTTTGCTTATTTCCATTCTGGATTTAGTATATTTAGTATTAAAGAAAGATTAGACTCCCTGTTGTTAGTAATATAAAATACATTCTCCATATCATCATAAGTGTCCAGATAAGTATCCAATCTTTTAAAAACCGAAGGAATTTTCCACGATAAAGCTTCTTTTATCGAAAGTGGGTTTAATTCGAAGTTGGAGGTAAACAAAAAAAGATCCGCAGCCTGATAGAAAAGATCAACATCATTTCTTTCTCCCCAGATATAACAATTATCTGGTTTGTTCTCTAATAAAGGACCCCAATAATCCTTAAAATTATCAGCGGTGTTTCCAATAAAATGATATCTAATTGGTAGATCCCTTTTTAATGTTTCATTAGCATATTCAAAAATTTCACCCTGATTTTTTCCAGGGGTAAAAAGTCCAATATTTACTATATGCTTGTAATTCGGGTCCATACCAAGCAACTCCATGGTCTTGGATTTATTTGGTATTAAATCTTCTATCGGATATTCCAATATCTCGGAGGGTACACCCAGATTGCTAAACTTCTGGTCTATCCATTTAGAAACCATGACAAATCTATCGGGACGATAGATTTTGCTCTGAACCGATGTGACAGAACTGTGACATGTTTCACATATTAGATATTTTCTATCATCAGAAAAAATCTTTTGTAAAACAGCATCATCAACAAAACTTTCGCAGAATTCCTCAAAGTGCACAATATCTGGATTTATATCAGATATAATCTCCAGTAATCGATTGGCATCATTAAATATAGGTATGAACCTTTCGCCAAGTAGATTAGATATTCTATTTCTCTGGACAACATAAGCATCTCCCAAATAACTGTATTCCACACAGTAAACCTCTGCAACATCATTGAAAGATTCTATTTTCTTCCAAAGATACTGAGGGAGACCACCAGTGGAAAGGTGTGGGGAGACGTATAAGATTCTAGGAATCTCTTGGTTGTGCTCAGATACCATCACGAAAAATTACTCCTTTGAAAAAATACCGCTCTCGAAATCTAATTTCCCGCTACCATATTGGCCGACAACCTTTATCTGAAGATCATCCTCTTTCTTAGAAATAACCTCCGCTTGGCCATAAAGTGCATCAAGTTCTAGGTCTAACATTCTAAGGTCCTTCTCGTAAAAAGATTTCTGTACATTTAATCTTCCGATTCTAATAACATTCTCGGTTAATTCATCCTTTAATGCCTGAATTTCTAATAGAAGTTCCTCTGGCAATTTAATTTGTTCGCTCATATTTAAAATTTACTATTTTTAGTTGTTTTATGTCCAATAGTTTCAAAAAACCATTTATTTATAAGTACATCCTCCAACCCATAAAACGAAGCTTCTTCTAACACCTCGGGTAACTTTGGTGACTCTATGCATCATATAACTTGGGAATACAAAAACAACACCAGCTCCTCTATGAGCTTTTTGTATAGAAGTTGCACCTTGCCATAATTCAAGGTCTCCGCCATCATACTCATCAGGGTCAGATAACTGAACTGTTATAGAAACTTTGCGATGGCTTGCTCCACCCGCACCTATGTCCTGATGCCAGTCATAATGACCTCCCTCGGTTGCATAATATTCCGTATATTGAATAAGCTCGGGAGCGGACACTAGATTAAAATTCCATAGTGCATTGTTAGCTCCTGTAGCTTGTGACATTAATTTTTCATACAACCAATTCCACTTTTCATTCTTCGGTATCCATTTTATGGAAGAACTCCTTATTTGTTTATTCTCATCAAGAGAATTTCCGGTGTCAATTGTTGCGGGATCGAAAGGGAGTTCTGTAACATCGTTATAGATTTTATCAAGCTCCTCCTTACTGAATCCGTGCTGGAACCAATAGTAATTCTGAGGGTCGTTGTACGGTTGATTGAAGTTCATATGCTATATTTGTATATTAAAGTTTATAACTGCTCTTTCCTTACTACCATAGAAGGGTTCAACTGAATGGATTATATCATATGGCCATATCATTAACATTCCTTTTTTTGGTCTTATGTAATATTTCATACCACGAACATGGAAAGAGAAAACACCGCTATAGGGATGATCCGATACCGGATCACCGTCACAGAGATAGTATCCTCCCGAAAACATTATTGGTTTAACTTCCCCGTGATTCCAACGACAATGATTATGAGCATTATGACCTCTTCCTGAATATGGATCATAGTATTGAAGCCAACTCTCCGTTATAGTAGCTTCACCATCCTTTTCAATACCCAGCGATTTTAATAGGTGATAAAATCCATTAAATATTCTTCTTCTTATCGTTTTTACTGTTTCGTTATCAGTATCTAAAAAGTCGTTAGGTGGACTCCAAAAACGACTTCCTATGGGAGGAAATTCGTGGTCTTCTACCCATTCATCATGTCTTTCGTAATTTATCTCGTAATTAGATTGACGGTCTGAATCATATAAGTTAGGTAGCTCCTGCCCCATTAACTTCTGTTTATCAGTTAAGATTCTTTTGCCCAGATCGTAAGCTATATCTGAGATCTTATCGTCGTAAATCCTTTGATATAAAGGTATAGGAGCTAGCTGAAAAACATATTGGTCCTCCGTTGGTATTAGTGGTTTTTTAAATATCATACCTATTCTTTTAAATATCCGCCATGGAACGGGACATAAAACTCAACTTTCTGGTTCAATTCAGCGGCTAATTGTTCTATTCTTTGCTGTTTTTCCCAAAACAGATTCCAGTTTTTATCATTACATAATAATCTTCTGTCAATTTTCATTCCAGGATCGCTGACGTAAGTTAATGTATATTGTACTTTATTAGACCCTATATTGTTTCCGAATCTGAGCATATCTTCCATTTCATGAAGGTTCAACATATTGATATTATATGCTGTAAATGACCAATCTCTTTTATAGCCCAAATTATTCACCTTGTTAAAATATCTTTCCAGATTTTTCTGTATAGTTGCATAGTAATCAAGTCTTCTTATCTTTATATAGGTCTCCGGTGTTGCAGCATCAATAGAAAATCCTATGCATGATTTGCTAGTATATTCATCAACGAACATGTCCTGATATTTTTCTCCAAATAAAGATCCATTGCAAAAAGTCCAGAATAATATCGTGTCCTTATATTTTTTAAATTCTATTCTATCAAAAACTTCAAACAATCTTCCTTTGTAAAAAGGCTCAGCTATTCCCAAGAGTGTGAATGTTTCCAGATGTGGAATTGCGGGTTTTATAATGTCAAGTAACAGATTAGTATTATCTGGCAAATTAACAAAATTTGTGATGTAGCTTTCGCTAGATCTTGGACACATTATACATGCAGTGTCAGGGGTTGGGTTCAAACCACCGATATTACACCACGAGGAGGGCAGGGAAAGTTCAATTTGTTTAGGATATTTCGACAGAGCAACATCAACATTTCTTTCTAATGATGTGAAGTATAGCGGACACTTAGTGTTGTTGCAGCCAGGATGCATTTTAGAGCCCATTACGGAGTTCTTTACCGAAACCAATGTTTTCCCCTTAAAGGCCTCTTCTATCGTTGTATTATCTGTTAAAATGTTGCCATAGTAAGTTGTTTGGTGACAGCAAGATTGGTAAGACCCGTCAGAATCTATTTTCATTCTATCAAATGGTAAACTGCAGTATGCTTTCATATATTTACATGTGTTCCAGATATAGATCCATATTTAGAATATCCTTAATCCTATTATTGAATCTTTTCTGTATTTCTGATATTTTAAAATTTGTTGATGTCATGATATCGGAAACCCCGTTAACGAAATTTGGATGATATCTTTCTATATACTCTGTGAGATCGCAATTAGCATATATGAACATCGCGGCCTCGTCAGCACATCCTTTAAGATCATTCTCTAAAGCTATCCGGAGAAGCTCCCTTCCTATGTGGATTTCTCTACTATAAAAAAATCCAAAGTTGGGTAGAATGCACATATCATCACATTTCCAGCTGTATTTCAGAATATACTTATTCGTTTCATTCTTAAATTCAACATGCTCGGTTTCACGATTAACGTAAAACTCCTCTATACCATCAATAGGATTACTAAGGTGTGCATACAGAGGTATCTGAGTGGGTTTATCTGAGATGTACTTATAAAATGAGTCATCCAGCTCTCTCAATATGTAGCAATCCCAATCTATGAACATTATCTCGTGGAATTCCTCCAACGACATTTTTATAGCTATAAGTTTTCTGATCAATGAATTTTTATGGTCTATTTTACAAGGATCTTCCTCGGCTACTATCCTGGTTTCGAATCCTCTATCTCTTAAAAATTTATCATTATTCTCGCCCCATACATATACAATCTGATTGTCATATATCGGAAAGGGAGGTATTTCATCTCGGAGCTTTTTCGAATCCCCCCAGTATGCTCTGATTATTTTTATATCGGATTTCATTATATGTGTTTAAGATAATGTGTCATTTTAATAGAATTCTCCAGATATTCATTTACTAGCTTCTTCGATTTATTTACTAAAAAGTCGCTCCCTGATTCATCATTAGAAACACCATATAAAAATCTCGGCTGGTATTTCTTTATGTAATCATCAAGAGAGCAATTAGCATACAGATACATTGCGTGCTCCTCTATGCATCCGGACAATCCGTGCTTATTTGCTATGTCAATCAGTTTCTTACCCAAGGACCGGTCTCTACTATAAACAAAGCAGAAATTTGGACTTACTAATGTTGTTCCAAGTTTCCATGTGTATTTGGGAAAGGTATCGTTGCATATTGAATACCATTCCTCTCTGTTAGAATTCTCCGGTTGTAGTGCTTCTCTCCATGACTCATCTATTTTTTCATATTGACCGTATAATGGACATTGAATTGGTTTTTCTCTAAGAAATTCATAGAAATCGTCATCAAATTCTCTTAATATATAACAATCCCAATCCAGAAGAATCACCTCGTCAAACATACTTAGTGCCATATCAAGTGCTAACAATTTCCGATAGAACTGTCCATTATATGAAAGATAAGATTCGGGTATATCATCAGACATTAAAAAAGTATCGAATCCTCTGGATCTTAAAAAAGACTCATTTGTCGAACCCCAAACAAAAACTATCTGATTTGTATAGATTGGGACAGGAGGGATTTCTTCTCTAAGTTTATCACTTTCACCCCAGTATGCTCTAACTATTTTTACTTCTGTATTCATTCCAGTATTTTGCAAATCTTGCATGTTGTAGATATTCGGAATACCCTAAAAATATAAGTTCCTCGAAGAACCTCTGTGTCTGTTTTTCTTTATAATCAGGAAGCCATCCGTAATGAATCTTATCTATCCAGACGTGTTCCCAACTTATGTTCTCTTTGGTATAATCGGGATTCATCGGATAATACCAATTTTCAGCCTGACCCTTGTATCTGGTAGATTCGTTTCCATAGTTACTATCGGCCAAATATATCTTATCGGTTAAAGTATTGGTTTTATAATCTCCCTGCCTAATGATATGTCCAAGTATTCCCTGGTCAGTTAAAAGCCAAAACCATTCGGGAGTATCCGCACCGTTAGTATCCACTAGCTTTCTATGCCAATCGTGATACTCCCTTAATATCTTTAGATTATTAAAAACTAGAAATGATGTGTTTGGTGACCAGTCTAAACATTGGTATCCCTCAGGGAATTCTATATGCGAGATGTCTTTTTTCCAATCATCCTCACTAAAATAATAATAGCCCCGAGGTATTTCCCAGTGTGTAACTGTTAAATCCGATTTTAATATGCTATCAGGAAGCTTACTTCTGATGATCATATCCTCATCAAGGAAAACGAATGGAGATGTCTGGTTAGCTAAACATTTTATTTTTCCGCTGGTCCAAAAATGTGCAGGATCTACATCTGTCTTGGAATAACCATTTAAAAAATTAATATCGATCCCGTCATAAAGTTCAGGTATTCTGAATTGCTGATAAAATGCTAAGCCAACAGAATCAGTGTAAAGCTTAATTGGGCCGTTTAATCGTTTCCAGTGGATAGCAGAAAGCATGGTGTATAATATCTGATAGTCCGGCTGATCATAGGTCTCAGATTTTAATTCTCTGGTTGTGTTAAATCCATGACCTCTTAAACGGTCTCTATGAAAGAATGGCTTGGTCCAATTTACGTGTATTGCTCTCATGCGTTTAATATGGTATTGATATTGTTCTCTAATTCAGTAACATCCATGAGCTTACCTGCAGTAACGCACCTTTTTAAAAATTCGATGGTTTCATTATAGTTATAACCCGTCCGATGTTCTCTAATTCTCATTTCCTCTACCCCATAGTGCTTATATGATCTTCGTGTTTCTTTAAGATCCCAAATTCCAGATTCAGCCAATACATCATAAAAGTCAGCCTTCTTGCAATCCCAAATGTTTTTAGATAGACATTGATGCGGTATGCTCTCCGAACATAGCCACTGTTTTAGCATCAGCTGCTCCGATAATATCATGTGATTCGTAGTTACATAAGGAGAATTCATAGCGGTAAACTCCTCATGATTTTTAAGAACCTGTCTACCATATTTCCTGGAAAATTTGGGATCAGGCAAATAAAAAAAGCTCACATTAGCTGCTAAGTCATTGATTCTGGTAATTGGTGTTGTTAATCTACCATTATAAACATCATTCTCGGGGGGGTACCAGTTATCTGCTCTTTCATCATAACTATAAATGAGTTTATCCGCGAGATGCTCGTCGATACTACGAAAGATTAAAAAATCATGATCAACCAGCAATAATGGTATTTCAGTTTCGGATATAATTTTAGTCTTCGGAGAGGACCAAAATATCTCCCTATTAATCTTCTCCGGATAACAAAGAGGTCTAACATCATGCCATAGGTGAAAAATATTAAAATTTTTGAGATGCTCTAGTGTAATATCATCAGCATAAAAGACAGTTTTGTGATGGGGATGATATTTTCTCCATAGTGACACCGAAGCCACTAGCAGCCATATTTGCAGTCTGCTATAAAAACTAAGGTCTTTTTTTACATTCTCTAATACCCATAGGGTTTCCATATTTAAGCATTTAATGGTTACTAATTTGGTTTATAATTTTATGCAAAATAAGCAGTAAATAAAGCAAAAGGATCCTGTGTTTCCCCACTTAACGCGGAAAATGATAAATTGCTGGTGTAGTAAAAGGTAGCAGAACTAGATTCATACCAATAGGAAAAAGTAAAGGGGTATATTCCAATTGCATTTATATCTATAGTACTACCATAATACTCGTACGCCTGTTTAGTGTTACCGATGGTGGTGACACCTGTCGATTGCTGCGACCATGGATAAGTAACCTCAACATAACCTCGTGACCCGTTACTGGATTTTATCGCTAAGTTAAAAAGGGCATACCCACCAGCTATACCGGTATAATAGTTAAGTGCAAGATTGGTAGTGAGATTGATTTGTGGATCAGTGTCTTCAAGTACATTTTTAAAACTAACATCAGAGGAGGAAACACCTATTAATGCTGTAAAATATGTAGGGACATTAATGTCGGTAGCAGATGGAAGATATAATACACCCATAGTTAAATCGTTTCGTTTATAATATTTGCGCTTCCGAATATATCCCCATATTCCTCTATTAATCGATTATATGCATATTGATACACGTTATCATTTACAAGATCTATATTTATCCTGGTTCTCGTCTGATTCTCAGTTTCATACGTGACAATTTCAGTCCATTCGCGTCTTTCTTTTACTACCTCATTTCCATTCTCGTCGAAGTCGATATACTCTATCAACTCATGTGACCAGTCAGATTTTCTAACTTGTATCGGAACTGTTACTGTTTCAGTCAGCGGATATCTTCTTACGTGTGAAAACTGTGAATTCAAGATATCGTCATACGATATATTATAGCTTATTCTGCCACTGGAATTTATTCCATCCTCCACATACGACTGAGCTGCAGCTTCTTTATCTGAATAATGTCCCGCACTAACAGCCAGAAATCCGGTGATCTTATTAATAATATAACTGTCTATTCTCACGTAAAAACTGGAAAAGGCTCTGCCATTATCTGTTGTTATTTCTTTGTTTACTACGAATCCCATTTTACTTTAATTTAGATTTTAGTTCATCTATTTGTTTTTGTTGCTCCTTGATTGCTTCAATTAGCAAAGGAATTATTCTTTCGTATCTAACCGAGTAGTATCCAGTTGCGTTTTGTCTAACAGCTTCGGGTAGAATACTTAATACCTCCTGAGCGATAACTCCGACATCTTGTTTATCTTTGTACCCGTGGATATCATTGAACTCCGGCTTCCATTTATAATTGACCCCCGAGATGGCTGAAAGTTTTTCTAAACTGTTCTCTATTGGACTAATTCCATCCTTTAATCTGATGTCCGATGTAGAGAATGCAATAATATCAGCTGCTGCATCTATTTGTCCGGTTACAGCCGATGGACCCATACCAACCCCTAGAGATCTTACTGCATAAACATCCCCGTCACTTACTAAACTACCTGCGGCTAATTCGGAGGTGGAAGCGTTAAATCGGAGTGCCGACGCTGTCGTTCTAATATTAGGTGTCTGTACACCAGTACCAAGAACGAAAACAGGATAGAACGTTGAATTGGTAGTGGTAGCGGTGACACTAAATGATGTTCCTGATGTTCCAGAAGATCCGTTGTTACCATTGTTTCCTGGAGATCCATTAACTCCCGATGTTCCAGAAGATCCTCTTGTTCCTGATGATCCTGCTGATCCAGAAGATCCGTTGTTACCATTGTTTCCTGGAGATCCATTAACTCCCGATGTTCCAGAAGATCCTCTTGTTCCTGATGATCCTGCTGATCCAGAAGATCCGTTGTTACCATTGTTTCCTGGAGATCCATTAACTCCCGATGTTCCAGAAGATCCGTTGTT